ACATCTTTAAAATTTTACTTTTGTGCTCTAGAAAGTTTTTAAAAAGTATTATTCTAGATCCATTACATCTAGAACATCTTAAAATTTTTACTTTTGTGCTCTAGAAAGTTTTTAAAAAGTATTATTCTAGATCCATTACACCTAGAACATCTTAAAATTTTTACTTTTGTGCTCTAGAAAGTTTTTAAAAAGTATTATTCTAGATCCATTACATCTAGAACATCTTAAAATTTTTACTTTTGTGCTCTGGAAAGTTTTTAAAAAGTATTATTCTAGATCCATTACATCTAGAACATCTTAAAATTTTTACTTTTGTGCTCTAGAAAGTTTTAAAAAAGTATTATTCTAGATCCATTACATCTAGAACATCTTAAAATTTTTACTTTTGTGCTCTAGAAAGTTTTAAAAAAGTATTATTCCAGTTACTATTACAACTAGAACATCTTAAAATTTTTACTTTTACATCATGGTTCATTGACAACTTGTATTTGCTCAGGGCATTAGAAGGTCAAATTACTAATGTTTTTTCAACTCGTGATACCCCAAAGACGTAAGCCAACCTCCTAGAACAAGACATAAACTGTCAAAAGTTTTCGGATGTTTTCGTAATGATTACGAATTACATTAGATAATATTAGATAATTCTAGTTTTTTTAAGTAAATATTCCGAAAGTTTTTGAATGTGTTATGTGAAAGTAACTAGAATACTTGAGTAAAAATTGAATATTTAATTTATTATTGTGTGATTAATATCAATATTATTAGATGGTGAAAGTATATTTTGTTAAAAAATGGACAGTTAATTCGGTCACAAATGATAGTGAAGGTTTATATATTTTTGGTGATAATAATATTAAAAAAGGATGTGGTGGACAAGCTATCATTAGATATTTACCCAATGCAATAGGTATACCCACAAAAAAATATCCAAATAATGAAAGTAAATCATATTACACAGATGATGATTATGATAATAATTGTAATAAAATAAATATTGCAATTGATATCATTAAGACTAGATTAGATAGTAAAATATATAATAAACTTGTATTACCAGAAGATGGTTTGGGAACTGGTTTGGCTCGATTACCTATAAAAGCTCCAAGAACATATAATTATTTGATAGATAAAATATGTAGTTTAGTAGGTGAAATGGACAAAGAAAGTCTAAAAAAAATAGAAGAATTAAAAGGGTATCAACAGATTAAACTTAACAATTAAATATAACAGTATTCAAATAAATTAAGATAAAGTAATATGATTTACAATTGTGTTTATTGTGATTATAAAACATCAAAAAAGAATTCTTATTTGGCACATCAAAAATCTAATAAACATCGTGCTAATCAAAAGAAATATTTATCAAAATTTGGTGTAGTTCCAGAAAATCATACAGAAATAGAAGATAATACACAAAGTACTAGTTCTAATATATATAAATCTAGTACACAAAAACATTCTAGGTCAAAATTAAATAAATCCAACAATCGTCCTAAACTTATAAAAAAAGAGTATGAACCTGAGATAGAAGAAATAGATCAAGTAAATTTAGAGTTTGATCTAGATGAATCATTGTTGCAAGATTTGAATGATTTAAATGATGTAAATGATGTGAATGAATTAAATAAACAAAATGATGTGAATGATGTGAATCGAGAGGATTATGGTATAGATGAGGAGATGGTTAGATTAGTTTCTTTTTCGAATCTTGATGATTTTTATAAAACGGTTTCAAATTCTTTTTTACAACAAATAAGGTTTTTTACAGAATTTGGATTATTAAAACTTAGCAAATCTCAACAAGAAGCTTACGACTTTATTAAAAAAAAATACTGTTATTTAGATCAAGACATCCATTCAGAATTACTAAAAGATCTTAAATTAAGTCTGATTATAAGTAATTTTATAGATGATCACGAAAACACATTTGAAATAAATAATTAAATCCATCCATGTGTTTTTAACATTCTATCATACGCTTGTCTAGCTTCATAAATATTATATTTATTTTTATAATTTACATGATCTATTCTACCATCTCCCTCAAGGATAGCTGATTTTACATAAGTAACAACTGTAGATATACTTGTAGTTGGGTCCCATCCTTGATTTGTGAGAAGTTCCATACAAATGGATCCACCTATGGTAACGTGGCCAGTTTTAAAGTTAAATCTGGGATAAACAACTCTAATGAATGGTGGTTCAAATGGATAATTTTCATTAAAATTGAATTCAAGTTCGACTTCTTTAATGTTGAGTGATTTCATATCAGAATGAATGTTATCATTACCTTCAAAATCTTTGATGTATATTTTCCAGACATTAAAATTTGAATCATCTTCGACTTCGAATCTGAATCCAAGAGTATCTTGATTTTCTTCAGAAAGAATTTTATATTCTCTCATGAGTCTCTTCATTCTCTTTTGATTAATACTACTTTGTTTGGCATTTTGATCATTTTTAATTCCACTTGCAAATTTTTGATTTAAAATAGCTGCTAAATCTTGTCCCAGTGCACCATAACGTTGTGAATATGGAAATACCAATAAATATTTTAATAATACTTTATTTTCATCTGGAACAACATAAATGCTATCTGTTTTTTTATACATTGATGGATTACCCATTACTTCATATACTGCAACAATAATTTTATCACCGACTGAATACCCAATAGATAAACTGATAGTATTAGATAAATAAATACCATTTCCGTATGCGGCTCCATTTTTAAAATATTTAGACTTAGACCCAACTTTTAACCCGTTTCGCATAATTGAATACCAATTTTCAACTGAACTACCATGATATAAATAGCACGTTTCTTTTGCTTTTTTAAAAGGTTCTTCTTCTTGATGTGTATGTTTGACGCTCAACTGAGTTAATTCTAAAAGTTGTTGAACCATCAAATTTGCATGGTCTACATTTGTTGTTGTATTAACTATATCTTGTGAATTAAATAGATTTGACTGGTAAATTAAAGTTTTATTAGATTTTAAAGCAAATTTAACAAATGCATATGCAATATCACCAATTTCTTGATATAATTCCGCATCAGTATCAGATTTTTTTATTTTTTCTAGAAGTTTATCCAAAGGCCATTTACATTGAAAATCATCTATAATTCCCCATAAATCACGCTTTTTTTGTTGAGCAACATTTTCTATATATGAAGGTATGGGTTCAAAAATAATTTGTCTACGAGTTGATTTGGAAGCTCGATAAGCCGTTTCTATAATAAAATCAACTACAACAACTTTAGGAGAATCCTTGTATCGTTGATATTCTTTGGTTACTGTATTATCTAACAATAAACAATCACATATATTTATACATTTGGGATTATCACATGATCCTAAACTTTCACCAGGTAAATCTAAAATACTACCACAATTACAACAATAATTATATAATTTTGCTGATTCGACAAACTCAATCAAATCTTTTATATGACTCTCATGTTTGTCAGATGATGGTATATTTTTTAAATCATACGTGTTCAAAACTAAATCCAATACATGATGATAATTGTCATTATTAGGTACAGTCCATATTGTCGGATTCAATGCATCCGCATTTAATTCCAATGTAATATCTTTATGCACCTGAGAAACAATCATCAATTTAATCGTATCATTGATACAATTATAATATGATGTTGTATTATCCCTTTGTCTTAAAGTAATATTCCTTTTTTTCGATAAAATTGATAAAATTGATGACATTTACAAATTATACATACTAAAAAATAAAACTAATTCAATTTTTATAGACTCACTTCACTTTCACTTCATATTCCACAAATCACTACTCATACCCTTAATATTATTAAAGTTATTATTAAAGTTATTATTAAAGTTATTATTAAAGTTATTATTAAAGTTATTATTAATACCTAAATCTTTTTTTAATTTATCCTCAAAATCAAACTTATTAAAACTGAAGTTATTATTGTAAAATTTCTTATTAAGATTTAATTTATCTCCAAAATCAATTCTGATATTATTATTAAATTTATTTCTGAAATCAGTAGTATTACCATAGTTTATATTTGATTTTTTACTACAACATATACAATTTTTTACTCCAATATACTTAGTTTCTTTTTTCAAACATTTTGTGCATATCGTATTCATTATCTTTTGTACAATAGATTCAGGATGTTCTGAGCACTCAATAATTTCAGTTTCAGTTCTAATATCTAATCCTGAAGCTCCACAAACACAACTATTATTATTCATCATTTTAACTTATAATTTAATTATAAGTTATTTTTAATATATTTCAAACCAAAAAATATAAAAATAATGCATTCCAAAAAATATTTCTATTAGTCCAGAGTCTCAACCAGATTAATTTTCTAATGTTTTTTGAATAATGACATCTAGTCACTACAAGAATCACACATAAACTGTCAAAGGATTTCGGAAGCTTTCGTGAATTTTACGGAAAATATTGTTAAATAATATTTGTGATGATTACGAAAGCTTCCGAATGCTCTTGAATGTGTTATGTAAAAACAACTAGAACAATCTAAAATTTTTACTTTTGTGCACTAGAAAGTTTTTAAAATATATTATTCTAGATTCAATTACAACTAGAACAATCTAAAATTTTTACTTTTGTACACTAGAAAGTTTTTAAAACATATTATTCTAGATTGATTACAACTGGAACAATCTAAAATTTTTACTTTTATACACTAGAAAGTTTTTAAAATATATTATTCTAGATTCAATAACAACTAGAACAATCTAAAATTTTTACTTTTATACACTAGAAAGTTTTTAAAATATATTATTCTAGATTCAATTACAACTAGAACAATCTAAAATTTTTACTTTTATACACTAGAAAGTTTTGAAAATATATTATTCTAGATTCAATTACAACTGGAACAATCTAAAATTTTTACTTTTATACACTAGAAAGTTTTGAAAATATATTATTCTAGATTGATTACAACTAGAACAATCTAAAATTTTTACTTTTATACACTAGAAAGTTTTGAAAATACATTATTCTAGATTGATTACAACTAGAACAATCTAAAATTTTTACTTTTATACACTAGAAAGTTTTGAAAATATATTATTCTAGATTCAATTACAACTAGAACAATCTAAAATTTTTACTTTTATACACTAGAAAGTTTTGAAAATATATTATTCTAGATTCAATTACAACTAGAACAATCTAAAATTTTTACTTTTGTACACTAGAAAGTTTTGAAAATACATTATTCTAGATTGATTACAACTAGAACAATCTAAAATTTTTACTTTTACACACTAGAAAGTTTTGAAAATATATTATTCTAGATTGATTACAACTAGAACAATCTAAAATTTTTACTTTTATACACTAGAAAGTTTTTAAAATATATTATTCTAGATTCAATAACAACTAGAACAATCTAAAATTTTTACTTTTATACACTAGAAAGTTTTTAAAATATATTATTCTAGATTGATTACAACTAGAACACCTTACAATTTTTACTTTTATACACCAGAAAGTTTTTAAAAAATATTATTCTAGATTCAATTACAACTGGAACAATTTAAAATTTTTACTTTTATACACCAGAAAGTTTTTAAAACATATTATTCTAGATTCAATTACAACTGGAACAATTTAAAATTTTTACTTTTGTTTTCTCCAAAAGATCATGAGCTAATACAAATACCATTCACTCAATAGGTTTTATAGAGTAATTTTCTAATGTTTTTTTAAATCATGACACCTAGTCACTACAAGACCCCCACATAAACTGTCAAAGGATTTCGGAAACTTTCGTAATAATCACGAATATTATTTAACAATATTTTCCGTAAAATTCACGAAATCTTCCGAATGCTCTTGAATGTGTTATACAAACACAACTAGAAAACAAAAGTATTATTCTAGTTATTATTACAACTAGAAAACTCTAAAATACAAACAAAAAGGTTAAAAATATATTATTTTAATGGTTTAGATTGCTCAAATGATTTTTATATTTAATTAATTTATTTAAGCTTATTGGATCATTTTCTGTATAACATAACAAAGTTACATTGGATATTAAACGATTAATATGATTATTTTCATGACTTGGTAAAATTTGATCTAGAATTTGAAAAGCTATTTCATATTTTGGTTTAGAATGCTCAATTATATTAAGATAATCTACAAACGCATAATCATGTAATACCATAATAACATCTATAGGTAAATCTTCAGTATAATACCGTCCCAAAGTATTATTAATATATGTTATAGAGGTATGTCTAAAATTAAGAGGATGATATTTAATCATAACACTATAAATTCCATTCAATTTAGTTATTTTAATAGTTGATTTAGAATACATCGTTCTAGTACTTACAGAATAATAATTTTCATATTGTTTCATAGCTTCCTGTAAATTCTTTAAAAATAAACTACCTGATAATTCTACCATTTTTTTACGATCAAATGGATATTCAGAATAATATGAACCCCACAATAAAGACTCCGCATAATCAGATTTTAATAATCTTTCCTCTATTTTTATCATATTATTATTTTTAATTGCTTCGGTACCAATAAAAGCATATGTTCTAATCATAAAATCTTCCCCTTCAACCATATTATATGATAATATAAGTTCTTCAACTTGACCTCTAAGTTTGTTTAAATCATTTGAATAATACCAATAAACTGGTTCAGAAAACCCTATACTGATATATATATGGTTATCATTATCTTTTGGTTTTATTAAATAAAAGAAATCCATTTCTGGTGGTGTATTGGGTTTTAAAAATGATTTATTAATTTGTCTAGATCCTATAATAATATAGGAATTAGAAGTTAAATTTTCAAATGAGAATTCAGGTGGTCCTAGTTCCTTAATTTTACTAGGTATTTCTCTATAAGATTTATAATTTAATAATTGTGAAAACTCAACTGGAGTCTTCCAATCTATCTGTAATCCTCCTAATTCTTTTTTAATATTCTCCAGTGAAAACATAAATCTTATATAAAAACACAAAAAAAATTTTAAATCATTTAATTCATTTCTTAAATATTATAATTTACTCAACTCATTCTAAATTTGTTCAACCATCTCAAGACCCAACAATTGATTTAATGTCACCGAAAATCGTATTACTAGTTCAACCACTGCCAAACGACTCCAATTAATACCAATAACCTTTCCATCTGAATCATATTCCATACAACGATAATTTTCATACCAATGATCCGTTAAACTTATCATATTGTAGTAAAAATCAGCTAGCAAATTCAAATCCAAATTCTTAATTACTGTTTCCACAACATCATTAAAAGTCATCAAATGATGCATCAAACAATCAAGAGGCGACACCTCATAACTACCATCCTTTAAAACAGTATTACGTTTCACTTTCCATTCTGGAGTTTCACCATCCGCAATAAGACACTCCTTATTACGGATTTTTTTAACAAGATCAATTCGATTATATCCCTCATTTTCAATCTTCCTAATAATAGATAACATACGCACATAACCATAATTTAAATAGAAAGCTGTTCGACCCTTATCAGATAACATATCTTTCGGATTAAATGTATAACTAGTGTGACTATTAAAAGATAATTCATAAAATTTAATAGAATTCATAGTCATTGTTGAAATCTTTTTACGATTTTCATTATAAAATTTTTGTTTTCCTTCAGGTGTATCTGTCTGATTATATTTTTCCAGATTAAACGTCCAAAACTTTTCAAATACCAGACTCTCCGCATAATCTATAAAAGATTCCAAAGTCAATCCATCTTCTGGATCATCCTCTAGATTAGTACTATTAAGTGATCGAGAAGATATTTTTTTACCATCTGGACCCAAAACTAAACCAAACTTTTTATGAATAATATTATCCATAATAGTATTATTGAAATTATAATGTTTTTGTATCGCCCTAAAAACTTGTTGAAAATGATGAGATTGACCATTATCTACCACATAAATAACACGATCTGCATTCAATACTGTCATGCGATAATCTAATGCAACCAAATCTGTTGTATCATATGTGTAACTACCATCCGATTTGCGAATGATTAATGGACTCGATAATCCAACATTAAAAATAACACGTCCATCATCAGATTGTTCCATATGTTCTGCCATATTATCTAGACATTCCTTAATGCGATTAGAATATGTTGATTCACCTTGATAATTATTGCGAATTTTGAGTTTTTCATAAATGGATTCAAGTTGGCAAATACTTACTTTATAAATTACATCCCAGAACAATAATGTATTGGAATCATCATTTTGAAGTTTTACAACATGACTCAAAGCACATTTCTGAAATTCTAAATCATTCTTAAACTTCTCACTAGCTTCCGTATATAATTTTCCAATGTCACTAATGGTCAATTTAATATTTTTAATTTCATCTGGTTGAAACTCATCAAGCGATTTCTTCTGATTTTTTTCTAAATACATCTGCATTAATTTACCAATCGGTGTCCCCCAATCACCTAAATGATTTTGACGAATAACATTATAACCCTTATATTCATATAAGTTTGAAATAACATCACCAATAATAGTCGATCGCAAATGACCCACATGAAGCGGTTTAGCAATATTTGGTGATGAAAAATCTACGATAATAGTGTCCAACTTATTTTTTAAAAATTCATGTGGATCAATCGGAATTGGCATATTATATGCATAACTTAAAATACCATCAGATCCTAGAATACTTTCAGGGAAAAAATTAAGCATCCGAAAATTTAAATAACCCGCTCCAGTTACTAAAATATCCATAATCTCGAAAAATGGTGAGCTTTTTGGAAGATACTTAGAAATATCTTCCGCAAATTCAAGTGCATTCTTATAATTTAATACAATATTATTCTTTTTAGCCATATTAAACAGAATAATAGGTATAATACTTTGATATTGATATCCTGACTTTTTAGCAGATGTTATCGGTATTTCTATATCATCCATACTAATATTCACATTTTGAAAAAGTCCTAGAATACCATTTTCATCTAGAAACTCCGTAATTGCATATTTTAAATATCCTTGCAAGTCAAACCAAAACATTTTTTGAATTTAAATAATACATTTATATACACTTTAATATGATTCAATTTTACTCATCATCTTTCAAGTCAAAAAAAATAAAAATATACAACTTATTCACTACAAATTATCAAGACAAATTTACATATCAAGATTAAGAATCATCACTATCGTCGGCATCATCGGTATCATCACTATCGTCGGCATCATCGGTATCATCACTATCATCATCGGTATCACTAGAATTAGCTGGAGATTGCACATATTTTTTAATGAGAGGCGTCCTGACTAGTTTCGGAGGCGCTTCTTCTTCATCTATATCCTCCTCTTCACATTCATCTACATCCTCCTCTACATCTATAGCATTTTGTGGGGGTGCTCTTGGAACATTTCGTAATGAACCATATAGATCTTGGTCAGATTTTCTAGAATTAATTTTGTTAATGAATTGAATTTGAGAGGTTGATTCTCTAAATTTCATTTGGTGTTTTTCATCTGGTAAACTTATCTGATCCGTAAATAAATAGTTCACATTATTAATTTTAACATATCTCAATAGTGATACTAGAGAACAGAATAAAGCTGATTTGTATAGAGCTTTTCCTTTATCAGCATTATTTTGTTCAACACTTTGTAGGGAATCTAATAAACGTTTAATGTGTGAATCTTTCTCAACTGTAATAAGTTTTCCATTGACACCATTGACCTTAAATTTTAATTCAGATACTTTCAAATTACGACCAGTTTTAACTTTATTCATATTAAGTTCTGGTAAAACTATAGAGAAACCATAAATGAAATATTTAGATAAACGATGATCATAAAGATCACTAAAGTTATTCTCATTCACTATGTTAATCATATATTTATACGCTTGATATGCTTTATGAGTAAAATAAGTAGTTTGACCATCATATAAAACACGACAAGGATATAGATCAAATCCAGCTAGAATGTCTTCTTTGGTTTTAAATTTGGACAGAATGAATTGAATTCGCAAGAGCATTTTAATGCCATTGACATCACCATCTTCAAAATAATTAGTAAAATCTCTATTTTCAATGTCAGTAAAAGATGTGTCCTCTTCTTCAGCACTCCATTTAGTTTTACGACGATATATTTTACCAGTTTCTGGATCAATAATAGTTAATTTATCATATCGATGCAAACTCTTAAAATCATATTGTTTAAAGTTATCCAAGCAAAACTCTTGTTGTAAAAAGTTAGTAGGATCTTTCACACAAACAACTTCAAAAACATTAAATAAAGGTTTATACATCATTAGAAATTTAGCTTCAGGATTCCATTCTTTAACTTTCAAACAAATATTATTCAAGAGATTTTTAAAATTTATTAGATATTTTTCATGATCTTCATCCGATTCACCATAACCATAAAAGAAGAAATCTAAATCCTTCAATTGTTGTTTGAGAAGAACAGAACGACAAAAACCACCCGCCAAACACGCTCCACTCATATCTAGATCTTTCAAAAATGGATATTTGTTATAAACATATTCATTAAACTCCTTCTGATTCGTAATCTCAATTTGACGATTGCCTAATGCATCATTAATTGTTGGTGCATTAATCTCATAGGATTGAACATTAAAGTCCAAATTATCCAGTTTTGTAAGAGTATGATCAGAATCACTCTTATACACAGATTCTCCAATCTCTACCACAGTGTGATTACGTATATCATATACTTTATGATTCATAACTGGTTGCGTCTTTATCCCTTGAAGACTTCTCAACTCATTTTCAATAACTTTTTTGGACCTGACAAAAGTCATCGAAGATTTTGAAACAGAAGACATGCATAATGGACATTGAAATGTATCTTTAGATGCATACGCTGAATATGATAAAACATATTTAGGATTACATTTGATATTTTCGGTAATTAAATGTTCTTGAAACATCCACCCACCATTATCTGAAGTATCCGTATCTGTAACATAACAATGATATATGTAATCTACTGTACAAGAATCATCTAAATTATATACAGACACTGGTACAAATTTAGATTTGAGATATGAAAGTAAGTGAGCATTTGATTCCACATTATCTTTGTTGAGATCTTCTTGGCAAAATTTAATTTGTGAGAGTGTTAGAGAACTATCATCAAACATTAATACAATTCCATACCATAAAGTCATCGGTGAAACTCCAGTCAAGTTAGCCATTTCTAAACATTTCTTAAGAATGTTAATAATACCCTCTTGAGACCCAGTCACAGGAGCTGGTGGATTATTGTCAATAAGATAATTATATTCCTTAATAGAGGTTCCAAAGCGAACTCTATCTAACATAACACGGGCAATATCTCTCCACGCTTTCTTAATTTTTAAATCAACGTCAGACAAATAAACTCTAAGAGCATCCGTCAAGAAATAATACATAATTTGATCAGATGCTGCGTTAACACTATATAATCTAGCGTAATTCGCTCTAATCCATTGTCGTAAACATTGATCCACTTGATCACAATCCATAATTACATTTGTCGGTAAAATTGGAATATTAAAATTGCCATCAACAAATGCGGATTTATTATATGTATCTTTGCCAAAATGAATAATACCAGTAACTTTATCAATAGATCCTTGTAAAATACTATTATTTAGAATAATTGACATATAAGTGTCATTTTCTTCGGTAACAATTGAATCGGCGACACTATTAAATAATGACATCTGGGCTCTTTCAAATACTTTAGTACGATTACGACGATAATCTTGGAAAGTTGTTGCTTGACCTTTTTTAATGTTTTCGGCTTCACCTAAAAGTAATTTACGACATTCTTTGTATAAAGATGTTTTAACAAAAAGTTTGGAAATCATGTCGACGATACCTTTCTTGATCATTAAAGATTTATCCTCTAACATTTGACTAACTGTATGAGATATTTCGTGTAATAATTTAAGTAACTGATTTTCCTTCTCTTCAGGTTTTTCAGTTGATTCATTTTCTTGGATTAAAGTTTCCAAATGTTTAATAAAAGATGACACTTGATCCACTGGAAAGTATTGACCTCTAAAAGTATAATATCCAAGTACTTTATTGGGATTATCAATACTAACAAATCCATCTAGATATATCAAATTATAAGATACGAATTCTCTGACATTTTTCATTAAACATTCTTTATTTAAAATTCTGTAAATGGCATTACCGGCTTGGCAATTATCATTAATATAATTACTTTTATTGGGTTCAACAGTCACTATGTGAATTTGAAAATTCATATTGATGTATTTTCTAAGTAAATCACTTGGATTGTCACAAATTTCTCCGTCAGTAATAATATATAGATCAATATTATCTTTTCCAGAATACCATTCTTGAGGTAAAACATTTAGTGGTGCTGAAAGATCAGTTCCACCATCAGATTTTGCTTTGAGAGTTTCCAATGAATCTACATTAGTTTTTGATTTATTGAATGGGAAAGAAACACCAGAATTCCACAACATTAAATATAAAGAATCTATTTTACGTTCTTTTAAAATTTTATGGGCAATCCTAATTTCTTGGGTCAAAACAGTATTATTACATTTGGTTTGATAATCAGGTTCAAGATCTGAAGAAAAGTCCATATGACTAGCTGTTGATCCAGAATTATCAATTAAAACGATAGGGCAACTATCTTTATTACTGGAATTATTAAATTGTGTGAAAATCATTGATATTTTAATAGGAATTATATTATAAATAACTAATTAATCTGGATACAAATTTGATATTTTAAAACCATTTCAATTTTTTTTTAACTGGTAAGGATGGTTCTATTGAGTAATAAAAAAAAATTGAATTGTTAAAATAAAAGTTATGTAATGAACTGTTTATTTAATTATTGGCTAATGACTTATACAATTACTGCTAACCTTAATGAGAGTTCTCCTAGGGCAAATCAACCAGATGCAATAACAATTCCTTTAAAGGAACATCAAAAGACGGTGATTTATCATGGAAGAAAATTAGAAAAAATGAAACCTATTAATGTTGAAAATAACCGCCAAATGATGACTCAATTTGGGGTTATTTGTGATCATGTAGGTGCCGGTAAATCTTATGAAGCTTTGGGTATTATTGCCGATTCTCCTTCATTAAATAATAAATTATCTCTAACACCATTAATAAGTCGTAAGAACGGTTATGATTTATATGATGAAAGTAAAAAAATTAAAGTTGATGTAAATATAATAGCTGTACCTCATGGTGTTTTCAAACAATGGAGTGATTATATTACAAAATCAACAAAATTAAGCGTTTATTGTGTAAATACATTTGCAAGTCTAAAACACATTATTACTGGATATAAATTAGATGATTTATATGACGACTCAGATCCTATTGACGAACCTACTGTAGATTCTATATTAGGTAATTTGAGAAGTTTTGAAATTTCTAAAGGCAAGATTGTTAAACCAGATACTAAATTAACCCGTGATACAGGTTATTATAGATATTTAGATCTATATTATGAAGGTCATCCTGAGAAGAATGCGATAATGGATCAGTATGGTACTTTAAATGTTAATTTATTAAAAGAGATGGGAAATCAAATAATATTGGTTTCTTCAACAATGTATAATGAATTGGCTTTCTATTTTATTAAAGATAATTATTATGTTAATCGCGTCATGTTCGATGAAGCTGACTCAATTAATATTAAAAACAATTTGAAAATTAATGCGATATTTTATTGGTTCATTACTAGTTCATATACATCTTTATGTAATCCAGATGGTGTAAAAACAACCATTAAAGAAAAGAAGGTGTATTATACTAATGGAAGACAGCATGAAAAAGAAATTGATAAAACTATAATTGAAAAAGCAATTAAATGCACTGGTTTTATTAAACAAACGTTCAAACAATTTGAAGGTGATCCAGATAGAAAATATTATTACCTGAAGAATGATGATAAATTTATCGAAACATCGTTTAAATTACCAGAACCAATTGAATATTTAATTCTATGTCGTGACAACTTACAAATTAAGGTATTAAATGGCATTGTTTCCGGTGATGTTTTAATGATGTTAAATGCTGGTGATGTTGGTGGTGCTATTGAACGTCTTTCATGTGAAAAAGGTACTGAAGATAACATTATAAGTGTTGTGACGAAACGTTTAGAACAAAAGATAGTTGAATTCAGACAAGAACTAGAGGATAAAAAGACAAAGGAATATACTACTCCTAAAGCTAAACAAGAAGCCTTAGAAAGATCTCAGAAAAAGATTCAAGAAGCTAAGAGAAAAATTCAATCGATTGAGGAAAGAATTAAGGGAGCGGAATATTGTGAAATCTGTTTTGATAATGTTACAAAACCAGCTGTTACAAATTGTTGCCAAAATGTCTTCTGTTTTGAATGTGTCGCCATGGCATTAGCCGGTAAAAACATTTGCCCCAAATGCAGAGCATCCTTAACACTTGATAATTTAATGATTATCAAAAATGAAGAAGATGCCAAAATAGAACCAGAAAAACCAGTAGAAAAAACTAAAGAAACTGTCCTTGACACTATTCTAAAAGAATGTAACGCAAATGATAAATACACAAACTTAGAAGCCATTCTAGAATACAAGAAAAAATTCTTTTCGAAAGACCATCGAAAAATTTTAATCTTCTCAGAACATGAAGGTTCTTTTAATACTAAAGTTATTTCTATTCTAGATAAATTAGAAATTAAACATTCACGTATCAAGGGTACATCTATGAGTATTAACAAAACATTACGCGAATATAGAGGTATCGATCTCAAGAAAGATGATACTGAACTAGAGGTTTTATTAATTAATTCCAGATATTTCGGAGCCGGTTTGAACCTCGAAAACAGTAGTGATATGATCATGTTACACCGTTTGCCCGCTGATAACGAACACCAAGTTATCGGTAGAGGCCAACGAATGGGTCGCAAATTCCCCTTAACAATCTGGAGATTATATCACCATAACGAAAACTACTCTCGTTAAATACTTACATACATTGATACCAATGCAAAAAATTGAAATTACATTACAATGTATAATTTTTTATTGTTTATATATTACCACTACACACATGTATGCTATAAAGATGTCTTCATATAAATCATTAGAATATGGATTATTTTGCACTAAACATTATAAAATAATGATTTTGGACCATATTTCTAAAAAGTCTTATTCGTATGCTAATGAAATATGGTTTAGGTTAGTTATTAAGATACCTGGACGTAAAAATAAAGTAATTGTTAGTGATAGATATTATTTGGGGAATATTAGGGTAATCAAAAAATTCAAACTTAGTATTACAGAAAATTACATAAATATGCTGAGCAAAATGGGGGAAGTTAAAGTTTTAGAATGGTGGAAAAACTCTGGATTAACATTAAAACATTCACCACCTTTAAGATATCCAGAATATGCATTAGATTTAGCATCGGAGCATAATCAAGTAGAAGTTTTAGAATGGTTTTTGCGTTCAAAATGTAAATTAAATTATTCTGAAAATGCATTAAATTATGCATCTGAAAAAGGTCATATTAATGTTCTAGAATGGTGGAAAAATAGTGGATTAAGATTAAAATATACTGAAAAAGCATTAGAATTAGCAATAAAAAAATGTAATGTTAAGGTTTTACAATGGTGGGAAAACTCAAAATTAAAAATAAAATGTGATTGGTACGGATCTTTTACAATTTTTAATGAAAATTTGCATAATAGAATAAATATATTAGAATGGTTTATAAAATTAAGAGGGAAAAAAAAGTTAAAAGAGCTTTACTATGATATTGATTTGCAGCTTGCATCAAAATATGGAAACATTGATTTACTAAATTGGTGGAAAAATTCCGGTCTAAAATTAAAATGTAGAAAAAATGCAATTGATTTAGCATCTATTAATTGTCATATTAATGTATTAGATTGGTGGAAAGAATCTGGATTAAAATTAAAATATAGCAAAAAACCTCTAAATTGTGCATCTTCTACTGGTAATATAAATGTCTTAAATTGGTGGAAAGAATCCGGATTAGAATTAAAATATACTGAAGATGCACTTGATAATGCATCTTTTCATGGTTATATCGATGTATTAAATTGGTGGAAAGAATCAGGATTAGAATTAAAATATACTTCAAGTGCACTTGATGATGCATCTTTTCATGGTTATATCGATGTATTAAATTGGTGGAAAGAATCAGGGTTAGAATTAAAATGTACTTCAAGTGCACTTGATGATGCATCTTTTCATGGTTATATCGATGTATTAAATTGGTGGAAAGAATCAGGATTAGAATTAAAATATACTTCAAGTGCACTTGAAGATGCATCTTTTCATGGTTATATCGATGTATTAAATTGGTGGAAAGAATCAGGGTTAGAATTAACATATACTGAAGATACACTATCAAATGCATCTAAAAATGGTAATATAGATGTTTTAAATTGGTGGAAAGAATCTGAATTACCGATGATTTACGATGAGGATGAAATATTAAATGATTTATTTTTTGCGGATACTACTAATACTGATGTTATAGATTGGTGGGCAAATTATGGTGTTAAATTAAAATTATCCCAGCATAATTTTGATAATATATTAAGAAAACTCATAAATGACTCTAATATTAATCTATTAAACTGGTTAAACACAAATGGGCTAAAATTGTACAACCAATGTAATATAATACCATATATAGCATCTATCTATCGCAAGATAGATGTTCTAGATTGGTGGAAAACATCTGGATTACCTTTAGAATATTCATATAATATATTATATGATACTTCTAGAGAATGTCAAATTGATGTTCTAGAATGGTGGAAAAATTCTGGATTACCATTAAAATGTCCAGGTGATATATTGGATACATTATCTACGTTAAAACATGTAAAAGTACTAGAGTGGTGGAAAAACTCCGGTTTACCTCTTGTTTATTCAGATGATGCTATGGATAATGCATCTAGTAAAGGTCGAGTACGCATTCTAGAATGGTGGAAAAACTCTGGATTAGAATTAAAATATTCTAAAAGATCATTAAATATTGCATCAAAAAATGGACACATAAATGTTCTAAACTGGTGGAAAAACTCTGGATTACCTTTAAAATATACTAATGATGCCATATATAATGCATCCTCAAAGAATCATACAAACGTATTAGAATGGTGGAAACTATTTGGACTAGAAGCAACAAACATTAATATAAATGAAAAATCTGAAAAAGAACCAGAACCAGAATCAGAATCAGAACCAGAAACAGAAACAGAATCAGAATCAGAATCTGAAACAGAAAAAGAATCAGAATCAGAAGATGATTAGTGTGTTTGCCAATGTAAAATAAAATTGATTATTTAATTTTTTTACATTATATAATATGTATTGTGGAACTGTTTGTAAAAATGAAAACTCTCCTTGCTTGTTATTTGGCAAAATCAAATTGAATATGTGGATGATTGATGATATTTATATTAGAATAGCAATTGTACCTTCTAGTAATAATAATAAAATGAAATTTAACAAAGACAAGTTTCAGCTTGATTTTTCCACTAAAGATAAAATTATTTACGGAGAAAAATATAATTTATATAGTCTAAAAACTCTTTCTAAATTTAATCTGCAAATTACCAGTCGTTATATTGATTCTGTATCTTGTAGTGGACACATAGATATTCTAGAATGGTGGAAAAACTCTGGGTTACCTTTAGAATATTCCAAGTATGCTGTTATTGACTGTCTTCATATACATATTCTAGAATGGTGGAAGCACTCTGGATTGCCTTTAAAATATGATGAGCATGTATTAGATAGGGCATCTAGATATGGTAAGATTGATGTTCTAGAGTGGTGGAAAAACTCTGGATTAGAATTAAAATATGATGATTGTGTATTATATTCATTAGATTACGCATCCAAGTGTGGACAAGTAGCAGTTCTAGAATGGTGGAAAAACTCTGGATTGCCCTTTAAATGTTATTATTTGTCATTGCAAGTGGCATCTGAAAATGGTCAAGTTGCCGTTTTGGAATGGTGGAAAAATTCTGGATTAGAATTAATATATGATGAATATGCTATAAGTCATGCATCTAAATATGGTCATATAAATGTTCTAGAGTGGTGGAAAAACTCTGGATTAGAAATAAAATATTGTCAAAATTTATCATATTATGTATCTTTTGGTGGTCCAGTTGTCCTGGAATGGTGGAAAAACTCTGGATTAGAATTAAAATATTTGGACGAATACGCGATACAATATGCTAAAGGTGACAATGAAGTATCGGTTTGGTGGAAAAAGTTATTAAATATGTAAAATTATATATTTTTTGAATTGAATATAAAAAATGTTGATATTTTTTAATTTAATTGATGAATTTAATAGTAACCAATAAAAAAGATAATTATTATGAGAATTGTAAATCACATCTCACTATTAAATTAAAAACTGGAATTAATTGGTATGAGATTGATGACAGAGAACAATATCCAGATGAAGAATTTAGAACATTTGATGTGAAAGAATTTTTTGATAAAATAATAAATCTTGATCATTATTCCTTGCAAGAGTTTACTCACTTCAGAATTTCACTAAGATATACACCAAAAATAAATAAATATTATCATCCTGATTTTGAACTAATAATGAGTGAAAAGTATTATTTGTTTGATATTAAAACTATTAGAAAATTTAAGATAAAAATTAATAGTAATTATATTAAATGGGTATGTTATCAGAACCGTATTGATATACTAGAATGGTGGAAAAATAGTGGATTAAAATTAGAATATGACGAAACAGCGTTGGATTATGCATCTTCAAAAGGTCATGTTAATGTTTTAGAATGGTGGAAACATAGTGGATTACCACTAAAATATTCTAGTAATTCTATTGATGATGCATCTCGTAATGGTCATATTAATGTTTTAGAATGGTGGAAAAATAGTGGATTACCATTAGAATATTCTGATGATGCATTAGATTCAGCATCTGGTAAAAGAAATGTAAGTGTTCTGGACTGGTGGAAGAATTCTGGATTAGAATTAAAATATTCTGATAAGGCATTATGTAATGCTTCGGCTTGGGGGCACATTAAAGTTTTAAACTGGTGGAAAAATAGCGGATTAGAATTAAAATATTCTGATGATGCATTATATGAAGCTTCTTATTGGGATCACATTAAAGTTTTAAAATGGTGGAAAAATAGTGGATTACCATTAAAATGTGATAAATATGATAAAGAACATATGGGGAAAAATGCATTAAAATTGTGGAGAAAAAATAAATTACTTATGCACAATTAAAGATTTACAATAAAATAAACCTTTTTTCATTAAAAAATTGATTGATTATATTAATGCAAAAATAACATTAATATGTATCTTATAATAACTAATAAGGATGATGATAATCGGATTGATTCATATTGGGATTGCTTTGGTGGCTCATTTGAAAATAAATCATTCAAAGTAAAACCAGGGTTAAATATTGGACAATTTAATATTAATAATATTAAACTTTTGAAGAATTTACATAATTTACAATATGATAATATGTATTATATTAGACCAGTTATTATCATTAATAATAATAATAATATTAAAAAAGTCGGACACAGATTTCAAAGTGAAACTCAAATAGATAAAATAATTCTCGGCAATAGATATTGTTTGTATGATCCTAAGACTATTATAAAATTCAAGTTAATTATTAATGAATATTATATAAAACGACTTTGTATTTATGACAATGTTATGACATTAGATTGGTTGGTGAATAATAATTCGTATTTGAAATGTTCTAAATATCAACCTATAGGTGACAGTTCAAACATAATATATTCAGTTAGTATATCAACATATGCATCAATTTATGGTAATCCTAATGTTCTGGAATGTTGGTTGTGTAGTGGATTGCCTTTAGAATATACGGAGTTGGCTATACATAATGCATCAATACGAGGTCACATTAATGTTTTGAGTTGGTGGAAACGTTCAGGATTACCTTTGAAATATGGTGTTGATGCTTTAGATTATGCATCTAATAATGGTCATATTCATGTATTGGAATGGTGGAAACAGTCTGGTTTAGAATTGAAATATTCAGAAAATGCATTAGAATCTGCTGCCCACAATGGATATGTTAATGTTCTAGAATGGTGGGAAAAATCTGGATTAGAATTAAAATATCATCACACTGGGATTTTAGCAAGTTTTATAAAGATCAATCAAGAAGATGTTTTTAATTGGATAAAAAAATTAGGATTACCTCTGGACTATCAATAAAAAAAAATATATATTAAATATATAATATGAATACTAATTCGAAAAAAGCATTCTTTATAAATTTAACAGGGAGAGGGTTCAAAAGAAAAGATAAACAGATCATAACAACTTATTTGTTCAAGCCTGAAAATACTGTGTATCTGCCCCCTGGAATTGAACAACTTACTCTAAAAAGCGGGAAATTTCCTCTTGACAATGAGAATGATATTGGTGGAGAATACGAATTTAATGAAGTAGACGGAATATTTATTTTAGATTTTTTTCTACCCAAATGCAAAAAAGAACACATTGACGGACGTGGGAGGTGTACCCTGAGAATCTATCCTAAACCAGGACTCTCCGAAGAGTCTTACGCGGGAGGTAATCGTAAACCGAAACGTAGAAGTAATAAATCTGGAGGCACTCGCAAATCAACAAGGAAGAATACTAAACCTTCTAGAAAAAGAAAAATAATCAAATAAATAAAATTGATTTTAAAAATCATTATTAATTTTTATTAATTTTTTTAATATGTATTTTATAAGAACTAATAAAGATGATGAGATTACTTTATTTTCAAATCGACTAGATATGATAAGGAAGGGTCGATCTATTAAATATAAAGTTTGTAACGGATTAAATATTTTTTCGAAAAAAGAAGGTGTACAAGTATATGATAAATATACAATATCTAATCTTTGTATAGATGATTTCGATTATATTAGAGTTGCTATGATTCCGTCTGATTCTGATGTCAGACAAATTAAAACTGATAAATATTTTCATTGGGTATGTGATAAAATTATTTTGACTGATAAAAATTATTTGTATGATAAACAAACTATTGTGCATTTTAATATCAAAGTTAAAGATGAATTCATTCAGCGCATTTCTGAACTTGGTTTAGTAAATATTCTAGAATGGTTAGAGCACTATCTCAACATAATAGCTTATTAATAAAACATCATTACATGTAACATCCAATCGCGGTTATATAAATTTTCTAGAATGGTGGAAGAATTCCGGATTAGAATTAAAATGTAATAATTGTATCGTGGTAAAACATTAATACTTCTGTTCTCTAGAATGGTGAGAAAACAATCAAGGTCTATTAAATATTTGATTTATTATCAGCTTTATTATCTGCCACATAAAATTGATTCATAACGTTGTTATTTTTTTAATCAATATGTATTTCATAACATCTACAGCATTTAATAATATTAAAAAAGATGCATCCAATAATGAATATGTAAATATTTGTGATAATAAACATGTATTATTAGATCTTTATTCAAATGAATATATTAAAGTGGTTAGTATCCCTCAACATTCAAATAACATATTTAAAATTTATTCAGTATTTGGAGTACAACAAAAATATATACGTTATGATAAAATTATAGTGAGTGATACTAAATATTATTTGTTTAATCTAAGAACAATTATAAAGTTTAATCTAACTGTGTCACCTAAATACATTGCACTTGTATGTGCATTAGGACATGTTGATATTCTAGAATGGTGGAAAAATTCAGGATTAGAATTAACATACTTATCTAGCTTATACTCTTGGGCATCGACTTATGGACATCTGAATGTTTTAAACTGGCTTAAAAGTAATAAAGATTTAGGATTTTTGATAAAAACTTTTTCAAATGAATTAATGGGAGCATCTCATAATGGTCATATTGATGTTTTAGATTGGTGGTTTAATCATAAATCAGAATTTGGACTAACATATTCAGAACATGATATAAAAGATGTTATGGATAGTGCATCTGCTAGAGGTCATATTAATGTTCTAGAGTGGTGGTTTAACACTGGATTATCGTTAAAATATTCATATTTAAGTATAGATCGTGCGTCTGAATGTGGGCATATTAATGTTTTAGAATGGTGGAAACATTCTGGATTAGAATTTAAATATTCATATTCAAGTATAGATCGTGCGTCTGAATTGGGACATATTAATGTTCTGGAGTGGTGGAAAAATAGTGGATATCGTTTAATATATTCTAGCGATGCCATAGATAAAGCATCTGCTACAGGTTATGTTAATGTTTTAGAATGGTGGAAAAATAGTGGATTAATACTAAAATATTCTAATAATGCAATAGATTATGCATCTGGAAGGGGTCATGTTAATGTTTTAGAATGGTGGAAAAATAGTGGATTACTATTAAAATATACTTCACATACACTAGATTGTGGATCTGAAAATAATTATATTAATGTTCTAGAGTGGTGGAAAAATTCTGAATTAAAATTAAAATATTCTATAGTCGCGATAGATAATACATCTGCTAGAGGTCATGTTAATGTTCTAGAATGGTGGAAAAATTCTGGATTAAAATTAAAATATTCTATAGTCACAATAAATAATGCATCTTCATTTGGTTGTGTTAATGTTTTAGAATGGTGGAAAAATAGTAGATTACCACTAGAATATTCTAGTAACGCAATAAATGGTGCATCGCGTAATGGATACATTAATGTTCTAGAATGGTGGAAAAATTCTGGATTAAAATTAAAATATGATGAATTAGCTATAATTAATGCATCAAAAAATAAATATATAAATGTTCTAGAATGGTGGAAAAACTCCGGATTAAAGTTAAAATATTCTGAAAAAGTAGTATTATCAAATGCGTACTTGAATGGTTATAGAGATGTTTTGGAATGGTGGGCAAACTCTGGATTAAAATTAAAAAAAAAATATTATGATTTATATATTAAAAATTGAATTTTATTGTTTATGTTAAAGCGTTTGATAATTAAAATTATTAAATGATATGTATAAGAACTAAATATGGGCTCGAGTTTAAAATATTAAGATCGGGTCTAAATTATTTTTCTGATTATAAAAAGAAGTATAAAAATCAAGCGTGTATTATTCAAAACCCTCACTCTATATTCAACGTCAACAATGTATCTGATTATACCAGTTATTTATATTATTCACTTGATATAAATTGTATATATTTCAGAGTAGCAATTCTTCTTAATAATATTGCATGTAAAATTGAGTGTGGTCCTTATAATTATTCAGAAATTCCAATTAATAAAATAATTTTAAGCGATGAATATTATTTGTTTGATCCAAAAACAATAATAAAATTTAACTTAGTCATATCTGATGAATACATTACATCTGCGTGTGCGGTTGGATGTGTAGGTATATTAGAATGGTTAAAAAAATCTGGATTATTATCTAAATGTCCTGATGATGCTGTAGACAGCGCATCTTTATATGGTCATATTAATGTTCTAGAATGGTGGAAAAATAGTGGATTACCTTTAAAATATTCTAGCGATGCTATGGACAATGCATCATGTGACGGTTATGTTAATGTTTTAGAATGGTGGAAAAATAGTGGATTACCATTAAAATATTCTTATAATGCATTAGCTTTTGCGTCACAACATCATCAAATTGATGTTCTAGAATGGTGGAAAAACTCTGGATTACCTTTAAAATATGATGAATACGTATTTGAAGATGTTTCAGAATGTTTAATAATGGCGTCGTCGACATACAGTTATATTGATGTTCTAGAATGGTGGAAAAACTCTGGATTAGAATTAAAATATATTAATGTTATACAATATAATACACCTATGAATGTAATAGAATGGTGGAAAAACTCTGGATTGCCCCTGAAATAGGTAAAATAAAATTGATATAAATAACCATTAATTCATTTTTTATTATGTATATTATACATATCAGAAAAGATGATTATTATGAAGACTATGTAAATCTTAGATATAAATTAAAACACGGTATTAATAATCTTCCTAAAAAATTTTCAGATAAATATGGTTGGTGGTATCCAAAAAATGATAAAAGTTATATTTCTAATGATCAAATTTATTTTAGAATTATGATTACACCATATAATCATAAAATAGGTACATTTAATAAAATTATTTTAAGTGACAAACATTATTTATTTTTTCGGAATAATATAATAAAATTAAAACATTTTAATGATCGTTATGTTGATTTGGCATGTGCCAATAATGAAATTAATTTTTTAGAATGGTGGAAAAACTCTAGGTTGGGATTAAAATATGATATATGGGCATTAAATGATGCGTCTATGGAGGGTCATATTGATGTTCTAGAGTGGTGGAAAAACTCCGGATTGGAATTAAAATATTCTGAAGATGCATTAAATTGGGCATCTGAAAATGGTCATATTGATGTTCTAGAATGGTGGAAAAACTCCGGATTGAAATTGAAATATTCTAATTGCTCATTAGAATTGGCATCTAAAAAAGGTCACATTAATGTTCTAGAATGGTGGAAAAACTCAGGTTTAGAATTGAAATATGATGAAGATGCGATAGATACAGCATCATGTTATAATCATATTAATCTTCTAGAATGGTGGAAGGATTCTGGTTTAGAATTAAAATATTCCGAGAATGCTTTATTATGGGCATCCACACACGGTAATATTAATGTTTTAGAATGGTGGAAACGTTCTGGGCTAAAATTAAAATATACTACTTATTTATTGGATGCGGTATCAGGTAATAAATATAATGATACTGCTATAAATGTTTTAGAATGGTGGAAACATTCTGGATTAAAATTAAAATATGATAAATATTTATTTCTGAGGCCTGTTGAAAACTGTAATATAAATGTGTTAAACTGGTTAAAAAAATCAGAATTAACTGTAAAATATGGTTATGAGGGTCCAACTGAATTATTAGATACAGCATCTACATGCAATTACTTTCCATCATTGGAATGGCTAATTAATAGTAAACTGGATTTAACATATTCTATAAAGGCGTTGGATGGTGCATCTGAAAATGGTCATGTAAATGTTCTAGAATATTGGAAAAAAACTAAGTTAATTTTATTATATTCTGAAAATGCTATTGATGGAGCATCTAAAAATGGTCATATTAATGTTCTAGAATGGTGGAAAAAATCTGGATTAGAATTAAAATATTCTGAAGAAGCATTAAATACAGCATCTGAAAATGGTCAAGTTGCTGTTCTAGAATGGTGGAAAAACTCTGGATTACCATTAAAATATGATGAAGATGTAATAAATTGGGCATCTTATTATGGTCATGTTGCTGTTCTAGAATGGTGGAAAAACTCTGGATTAGAATTAAAATATTCTAAATATGCATTAATGTGAGCGTCTGCAAATGGTCATATTAATGTTTTAGAATAGTGGAAAAATTCTGGGTTGGAACTAAAATATTCAGAAAAAGCCTTCGAATATGCATCTCATGCGGAGAACATATATGTTCTAGAATGATTTAAAAACTCTGGATTAGAATTAAAAAAATAAATAAAATTGATTTTATTATTTACTTTTTAAATTTTTTATAAAATGCATATTATTTATTCTGAAAAAATAATAAATATTATGGTCGTTATAAAACTCACTATTTGATAAGACATATGATTATATTTATAGGGGCGTGGAGAAAGTAATATTAAAATTGAGCGATACATGCTACCATATGTTAGACATTAATGATAATTATTGTAATAATTTTTATAGTAAATATTGATATTACCTTGGAATTATTATTAGGTTAAATAATAATGTTATTTTAAGTAGTGATAACTATAATATTAATAATCCAATAGTAATTGCAAAATTAAAATTGTATAATAACGAGCAATTTATTAATTGCCCATCTTTTAGTGGTCAAGTTGCAGTTCTGGAATGGTGGAAAAACTCTGGATCCCCTTTAAAATATGATGAAAATATATTAAATTTTGCATTTTCAAATGATCATATAAAGGTTCTAGAATGGGGGAAAAACTCTGGATTAGAATGAAAATATTCTAAAAATGTATTAGAATATGCATCTTCAAATCGCTGCATTGCTGTTCTAGAATGGTGGAAAAATTCTGGATTAAAACTAAAAATATGATGAAAATGTATTAAAGTGGGGATCAACATATGGTTATTTTGATGTTCTAGAATGGTGGAAAAATTCAGGATTACCATTAAAAAAATAAATAAAATTGATTTTATCATTTACTTCTTATAATTTTTTATAAGATGTATATTATTTATTCTGATGAAAAAGATGCATATTATAATAAAATGTATATGAATTATGATGATGATGACGATGAATTTTATTACCCACAGACACCAAAATACAAACTCATAAATATTGATAATGCTTATCAACATTATTATGATTTTGGTTATAGATGTTACGTTAGAATAGTCATTAAGTTAAATTATAATACAATTTTAAGTCACAGATATTACATTTATAATACTAAAATAATTATAAAATTTAAGTTGTACAAGAATGATTACTTAATTAATTATGCATCATATAATGGACATATTAATGTTCTAGAATGGTGGAAAAACTCTGGATTATCTTTAAAAAATAATACATGTGCATTAAATTGGGCATCGCAAGGTGGCCAAGTTGCTGTTCTAGAATGGTGGAAAAACTCAGGATCGGAATTAAAATATTATGAACGTGTATTATGTTTGGCGTCTGAATATGGTCAAGTTGCTGTTCTAGAATGGTGGAAAAACTCTGGATTACCATTAAAATATGGTACATGTGCATTAAATTGGGCATCTTATAATTTTAAAGTTGCTGTTCTAGAATGGTGGAAAAACTCTGGATTAGAATTAAAATATGATCAAAATGTATTAAATTATGCATCTTCTAATAATCATATTAATGTTCTAGAATGGTGGAAAAACTCTGGATTAGAATTAAAATATGATCAAAATGTATTAAATTATGCATCATATTATGGTCATATAAATGTTCTAGAATGGTGGAAAAACTCTGGATTAGAATTAAAATATTCTGAAGGTGCATTAAATTATGCATCAAAAAATGGTCATATTAATGTTCTAGAATGGTGGAAAAACTCTGGATTACCTTTACAATATTCTAAATGGGCATTATATTACGCGTCTTCATATGGTCATATTAATGTTCTAGAATGGTGGAAAAACTCTGGATTACCTTTAAAATATTCCAAATGGGCATTAGATTACGCGTCTTCATATGGTCAAGTTGCTGTTCTAGAGTGGTGGAAAAACTCTGGATTACCATTAAAAGAATAAATAAAATTGATTTTGCGATTTACTTTTTTAAAATTTTTAATAGAATGTATATCATCTATTCTGATAACAAATATGTATATCACTCCAGCTATGACTGACTAATATTGAATAAAATAATCATAAATATTAATATGGATTATGAGTACTCTATTGGTTGCACCGGTAACATTATGGTAGTTATGGGTAAATAATAAGGTTATTGTGAGTGATTGGTATTACAGCTATAACCTTAAAATAATTAAAAAATGTAAATTGTATAATAATAATTACTTAATTTGTTATGCATCATATTATGGTCATGTTAATGTTCTGGAATGGTGTAAAAACTCTGAATTAGAATTAAAATATGACCAATGTACATTAAATTGGGCATCCTTAAAAAGTTTTGTTAATGTTCTAGAATGGTGGAAAAATTCTGGATTACCATTAAAACAATAAAAATTGATATTTATTATTTGGTTTTTAAATTTTGTATAAAATGTATATATTGTATCCAGATTGGACCAATAAACATAATGTTTGTTATAAAAAAATAAAAAATGATATTGTTAATATTAATTATGGTTATCGTCGAGATATATATATAATTGAACCTAATTATTGTATTAAAATTGTTACCCTGTTAAATAATAAAGTTATTTTTAGTGATGGGTATTATATTTACAACAGCAAAACAATCACAAAATTAAAATTGTATAACAATAGTTATATTGTCGACAATCTTATAAATGAGGCATCTCAAAAAGGTTATATTGATGTGTTAGAATGGTGGAAAAACTCTGAATTTAAATTAAAATTAAAATATTCAGATGATGCAATGAATCAGGCATCACAAGAAGGACATATACATGTTTTAGAGTGGTGGAAAAACTCTGGATTAGAATTAAAATATACAAGTTCGGCTATGGATCTTGCATCTTCAAATGGTCAAGTTGCTGTTTTAGAATGGTGGAAAAATTCTGGATTACTTTTAAACTATTCTGGACATTCTATAGGGTTTGCATCTGCGCGCGGTTTTATAAATGTTCTGGAATGGTGGAAGCACTCTGGATTAGAATTAAAATATTCTAAAAGTGCTATTGATTATGCATCTGCAAGTGGTTGTATAAATGTTCTAGAATGGTGGAAGCACTCTGGATTAGAATTAAAATATTCTGAATACGCATTACAGGATGCATCTAGATATGGTCACGTTAATGTTCTAGAATGGTGGAAAAATTCTAGATTAGAATTAAAATATGATGAAAACGCATTGGGTTGTGCATCTGGACAGAATCAAGTTGCTGTTCTAGAATGGTGGAAAAACTCTGGATTACCTTTAAAATATAATAAATATGCATTAAATGTGGCATCTTCAAATGGTCAAGTTACTGTTCTAGAATGGTGGAAGCAGTCTGGATTGGAATTAAAATATTCTGAAAATGCATTAAAATTGGCATCTAGAGAAGGTCATATTAATGTTCTAGAATGGTGGAAAAACTCTGGATTAGAATTAAAATATTCTAAAGATACAATAAAAAATGCAATATATGATATTGATGACGATAATGATCGAGAGGTTGTTTTAATGTGGTGGGAAGAATCTGGATTATTGACCAATCAGTTGTCACGTATGTTTTCTAGATTGAATGAAAAAATTCTAAATTATTGGAAATGATTAAAATAAAATTGAAATATGTACTTTGTAATTGTAATCTAAACATTTCTAGATATGTATTATCCCATTAATTTAAAAAATATTCATTATGTAATGAGAAATAAAACATCATATAGTTATTATGATGAATCAAGTTATGGTGAGGATAGTGAACCTTATTATGTTAGATTCAAAATAATTTCATCAAGTGGTAAACAAATTTTAAGTGATCATTATAATTTATATGATATTACCTCTATTATAAAATTTAAAATAGTTGATGATCAGAATCATACTATGACATATATTGCACATGCATCTGGATATGGTTATATTAATGTTCTAGAATGGTGGAAAAATTCAGGGTTTCCTTTGGTGTGTAATACATGGATATTAGCTTATGCATCTAAATATGGTCATGTTGCTGTTCTAGAATGGTGGAAAAACTCTGGATTACCGTTAAAATATGATGAAGAAGTATTAGCTTGGGCATCTCAAGATGGTCAAGTTGCTGTTCTAGAATGGTGGAAAAATTCTGGATTAAAATTAAAATATGATGGTCAGGCATTGCATTATGCATCTGAAGGTGGTCATATAAATGTTCTAGAATGGTGGAAGAAATCTGGATTGAAATTAAAATATGGTAATTTGGCATTATATTATGCATCTGAAAATAATCACATTGATGTTCTAGAATGGTGGAAAAACTCTGGATTAGAATTAAAATATGATGAACATGCATTGGGTAGTGCTCTCCATATTGATGTTTTAGAATGGTGGAAGAATTCTGGATTAGAATTAAAATACGATGAATTTGCAATAGATCATGCATCTTCGTCTGATAATGCGATTGTTGTCCTAGAATGGTGGAAAAACTCTGGATTAGAATTAAAATATTCTAAAGATGCTATAAATTGTGCGTTTGATAACCGTAGACTTGATGTTATAGAATGGTGGTATTATAAAAGTGGATTACCTATAAAACAATAAAAATTGATATTACTCTTTACTTTTTATATTTTTTTATAAGATGTATATTATCTATTCCGATACCAATAAAATAGATCAAACCTCAATATCCAAACAAAACATTAATGATAATTATTACATTGGATGTATCGATTATATTAGAATAAATATTTATTCTAATAATAAAGTAATTTTGAGTGATAAATATTATATTTATAACCCTGAAATAATCGTAAAATTCAAATTGTATAATAATTCAGCATTTATTAATTTTGCATCTGGAAAAGGTCAAGTTGCCGTCCTAGAAAGGTTGAAGCATTCTAGATTAGAATTAAAATATGATGAAGATGCATTAAATAGGGCATCTAAATATGGTCAAATTGCTGTTCTAGAATGGTGGAAAAACTCTGGATTAGAATTAAAATATTCTGGATACGCATTAAATTTGGGATCTAAATATGGTCAAGTTGCTGTTCTAGAATGGTGGAAGCATTCTGGATTAGAATTAAAATATTCTGAATATGCATTAAATTGGGCATCACGATGTGGTCTTATTAATGTCCTAGAATGGTGGAAGCATTCTGGATTAGAATTAAAATATGATGAAGATGCATTAAATTGGGCATCTGAAAATGGTCATGTTGCTGTTATAGAATGGTGGAAAAACTCTGGATTACCTTTAAAATATGGTCAATGGACATTAAATTTTGCATCACGTAATGGTTATATTAATGTCCTAGAATGGTGGAAGCATTCTAGGTTAGAATTAAAATATGATGAAAATGCATTAATGCAGGCATCTGAATATGGTCAAGTTGCTGTTCTAGAATGGTGGAAAAACTCTGGATTAGAATTAAAATATAATGAAGGTGCATTAAATTGGGCATCTGAAAAAGGTCAAGTTGCTGTTCTAGAATGGTGGAAAAAATCTGGATTAGAATTAAAATATAATGAAGGTGCATTAAATTGGGCATTTGAAAAAGGTCAAGTTGCTGTTCTAGAATGGTGGAAAAAATCTGGATTAGAATTAAAATATAATGAAGGTGCATTAAATTGGGCATCTGAAAAAGGTCAAGTTGCTGTTCTAGAATGGTGGAAAAACTCTGGATTACTATTAAAAAAATAAAATAAAATTGATTTTGATATTTACTTTTTAAATTTTTTATAAAATGTATATAACATATTCTGAAAATAACAACACACATTGTTGTAGTTATAGAAACTTTACACACCTTCCTATCGACATTAACGTTTATTATAATCATTATTTAAATATTAAATGTCGCGCTCGAATAATTATCAGATCAAATAAGAATATTATTTTGAGTGATAACTATAATATTAATAATCCCAAAGTATTTGTAAGATTAAAATTATATAATAATACAGATGTTACTAATTATGCATCTCGAGCAAATCAAGTTGCTGTTCTGGAATTATGGAAAAAGTATGCGTCACTACTAGTATATTATGATTCATCATTAAATATAACATTCATGAATAGTCATATAAATGTTTTAGAATGGTGGAAAAACTCAGGATTAGAATTAAAATATTCTGAAAATGCATTAGATACAGCATCTAATAAAGGTCAAGTTGCCGTTCTAGAATGGTGGAAAAACTCTGGACTAAAATTAAAATATTCTGAATATGCATTACAATGGGGATCTGAAAATGGTAGTGTTGCTGTTGCTGTTTTAGAATGGTGGAAGCATTCTGGATTAGAATTAAAATATTCTGAGCTTGCATTACTTTGGACATCTTCAAAGGGTCAAGTTGCTGTCCTAGAATGGTGGAAGCATTCTGGATTAGAATTAAAATATGATGAAAGTGCATTACATTGGGCATCTATAAATGGTCATATTAATGTTCTAGAATGGTGGAAGCATTCTGGATTAGAATTAAAATATGATGAAAGTGCATTAACTTGGGCATCTTCAAAAGGTCATATAAATGTCCTAGAATGGTGGAAAAACTCTGGATTAGAATTAAAATATGATAAAGGTGCATTAAATTGGGCATCTTCAAAGGGTCAAGTTGATGTTCTAGAATGGTGGAAAAACTCTGGATTAGCTTTAAAATACAATGCAATAGGATTACAATGGGCATCATTAAATGGACAAGTTGCTGTTCTGGAATGGTGGAAAAACTCTGGATTAAAATTAAAATATAATGAAGATGCATTAGGCTGTGCATCATATAATAATAAAGTTGCAGTTTTAGAATGGTGGAAAAACTCTGGATTACCTTTAAAATATACAGAAAGTGCAATCAATTGGGCATCTAAACGTGGTGATATTAATGCAGCAGAGTGGTGGGAAAACTCTGGATTAGAATTAAAAAAATAAATAAAATTGATTTTGCCATTTAAGTTTTAATATTTTTTATAAGATGTATATTATTTATTGTGGTGAATCACTGGTGTATGATACTAGTTACAACTTAGCGGACAAAATAATAAATATTAATAATACTTATCGTGCTTGTGGTACCATTGATAATAAGATTAGAATAGTTATTAGGTTAAATAATAAGGTTATTTTAAGTGATAATTATTATATTTATAATGAAAAAGTAATTATAAAATTTAAGTTATATAATAATAATCAACTTATTAATGATGCATCATATTATGGTCATATTAATATTCTAGAATTTTTTCAAAAATCAGGATTACCTTTAGAATATGATATATGTGCAATAAATTTGGCATCTTGGGAGGGTCAAGTTGCTGTTCTAGAATGGTGGAAGCATTCTGGATTGGAATTAAAATATTCTGAATATGCATTAAATTTGGCATCACGAATTGGTAAAGTTGCAGTTCTAGAATGGTGGAAGCATTCTGGATTGGAATTAAAATATTCTGAATATGCATTAATGTGGGCATCAAATTATGGCCAAGTTGCTGTTCTAGAATGGTGGAAAAATTCTGAATTGGAATTAAAATATGATGAAGAAACATTAAATTGGGCATCTGAAAAAGGTCATATTAATGTTCTAGAATGGTGGAAGCATTCTGGATTGGAATTAAAATATTCTGAATATGCATTAATGTGGGCATCAAATTATGGCCAAGTTGCTGTTCTAGAATGGTGGAAAAATTCTGAATTGGAATTAAAATATTCTGAAGATGCATTAAAGTGGGCATCTGAAAAAGGTCATATTAATGTTCTAGAATGGTGGAAAAACTCTGGATTAGAACTGAAATATTCTGAAAATGCATTAAAGTTGGCATCAAATTATGGCCAAGTTGCTGTTCTAGAATGGTGGAAAAACTCTGGATTAGAATTAAAAAATAAATAAATAAAATTGATTTTACACTTTTTAATAATTTTTATAATATGTATATTCTTTATTCTAATAAAAAAGATGTATATTATGCTAGTTATAGCCAACTAAAATACAGTATTAAAAATATTAATTATACTTATGAGACGGATGGTCTCCTTGATAATCACATTAAAATAGTTATTACATTAAATAATAAGGTTATTTTAAGTGATAATTATAATATCTATAATCAAAAAGTAATTGTAAAATTTAAGTTATATAATAATAATAATTTAATCAGTAGTGCATCATTATATGGTCATACTAATGTTCTAGAATGGTGGAAAAACTCTGGATTACCATTAAAATATGATCTATATGCATTATATAAAGCATCTGAATATGGTCAAGTTGCTGTTCTAGAATGGTGGAAGCAGTCTGGATTAGAATTAAAATATGATGAAAATGCATTAGATAAAGCATCTTCAAATGGTCAAGTTGCTGTTCTAGAATGGTGGAAAAACTCTGGACTAGAATTAAAATATGATGTATGGTTATTAAATTTTGCATCTGAAAAAGGTCAAGTTGCTGTTCTAGAATGGTGGAAGCATTCTAGATTACCATTAAAATATTCTGAATATGCATTAGATTGGGCATCACGGTATGGTCATATTAATGTTCTAGAATGGTGGAAAAACTCTGGATTAAAATTAAAATATTCTGAATATGCATTAAATGGAGCATCTTCAAATGGTCAAGTTGTTGTTCTAGAATGGTGGAAAAATTCTGGATTAGAACTGAAATATTCTGAAAATGCATTATATTTAACATCCATGAGAGGTTATATTAATGTTCTAGAATGGTGGAAAAACTCTGGATTACCTTTAAAATATACAGAAAAAGCAATCAATTTGGCATCATGGTTCGGTCACATTAATGTTGCAGAGTGGTGGAAAAACTCTGGATTAGAATTAAAAAAATAAAATTGATTTTACTCTTTATTTTTAATATTTTTTATAAGATGTATATTATTTATTGTGATAATAAAAATAAAGATATATATTATACTACTTATAACTATTACTGTATTAATATTAATAATACTTATAATCTCACTATTGGCACCCAGCATAAGAACACTCGAATTAGAATAATTATTAGGTTAAATGGCAATGCTATTTTAAGTGATAATTATAATTTTAATAGTCCAAAAGTAATTGTAAAATTAAAGTTATATAATAATAATCGTTTTATTGATGGTGTATCTTCAAATGGTCAAGTTTCTGTTCTAGAATTCTTGAAAAATTCTGGATCACCATTAAAATATAATCAAAATGCATTAAATTTGGCATCAATGTACGGTAAAGTTACTGTTCTAGAATGGTGGAAGCATTCTGGATTAGAATTAAAATATGATGAATTATCATTACACATGGCATCTTTGAATGGTCAATTTGCTGTTCTAGAATGGTGGAAAAACTCTGGATTAGAATTAAAATATTCTGAAAATACATTAGATTGTATATCTGGAGATGGTAATATAGATCTTTTAGAATGGTGGAAAAATTCTGGATTACCTTTAAAATATGATGAAAATGCGTTAGCCTTGGCATCTGAATATGGTCATATTAATGTTCTAGAATGGTGGGTAAACTCTGGATTAAAATTAAAATATAATGCATTTGCATTAACTGGTGCATCTAGAAGTGGTAAAGTTTTTGTTTTAGAATGGTGGAAAAACTCTGGATTAGAATTAAAATATGATAAATGGGCATTAAATTGGTCATCTTGTAATGGTCATATTAATGTTCTAGAATGGTGGAAGCATTCTAGATTAGAATTAAAATATTCTGAAGATGCACTACAGTGGGCATCATTAAATGCCCTAGAATGGTGGAAAAATTCTGGATTAGAATTAAAATATGATACATATACATTAAATTATGTATCATCATATGGTAATGTTGCTGTTATAGAATGGTGGAAGCGTTCTGGATTAGAATTAAAAATATAAAATAAATAATATTTATTTTACTCTTTATTTTTAATATTTTTTTATACGATGTATATTCTTTATTCTAATAAAAAAAACGATTTATATTATAATAGTTATAGCAAACTAAAATACAAAATCAAAAATATTAATAATACTTATGAGGATGATAATATTTGTTGTAATCACATAAGAATAGTTATTAGGTTGAATAACAATAACAAGGTTATTTTAAGTGATGACTATAATTTTAATAGTTTAAAAGTAATTGTAAAATTAAAATTGTACAATAATGAACAACTTATTAATTACGTATCATGTTGGAGTTACGTTTATGTTCTAGAATGGTTGAAACACTCTGGATTACCTTTAAAATATGATGAGTGTGCATTAATTTGGGCATCTGCAAATGGTCATATTAATGTTCTAGAATGGTGGAAAAACTCTGGATTAGAATTAAAAAAATAAAATTGATTTACCCCTTATTTTCATTATTTTTTATAAGATGTATATTATTTATTCTAGTAAAAAAAGTTTATATTATAATAATTTTAACAGATATTATGCTTATTATAATCAATGCAATCTCAAAAATATTAATAAATCTTATGATGTTCTTGGTAATATTATTAGAATAGTTATTAGGTTAAATTATAAGGTAGTTTTAAGTGATAAATATAATATTAATAATCTAAGAATATTTGTAAAATTTAAGTTGTATAATAATAATAAATTTATTGATAGTGCATCTGGACATGGTCAAGTTGTTGTTCTAGAATGGTGGGAAAACTCAAAATTACCTTTATTCTATAGTATGTCGGCATTAAATTTGGCATCTGAACGCGGTCACATAAATGTTCTAGAATGGTGGAAAAAATCTGGATTAGAATTAAAATATTCTAAGGATGCAATAGATCGGGCATCACTAGAAGGACATATAAATATTTTAGAATGGTGGAAAAATTCTAGATTGGAATTAAAATATTCTGAATTAGCATTAGGATTTGCATCAATTGGTCAAGTTGCTGTTCTGGAATGGTGGAAAAACTCTGGATTAGAATTAAAATATTCTGAAATAGCATTAGATTGGGCATCTGAAAAAGGTAATATCAATGGTCTAGAATGGTGGAAAAATTCTGGATTGGAATTAAAATATTCTGAAAATGCATTGGATAGAGCATCTCAAAGAGGTCAAGTTGCTGTTCTGGAATGGTGGAAAAATTCTGGATTACCTTTAAAATATTCTATAAATGCGTTGGATGGTGCATCTTCATATTGTCATATTAATGTTCTAGAATGGTGGAAAAATTCTGGATTGGAATTAAAATATGATGAAAATATATTAAATTTTGCATCTTCACATGGTCGTATAAAGGTTCTAGAATGGTGGAAAAACTCTGGATTAGAATTAAAATATACTGAACATGCATTAAATTTTGCAAATGTATATGCTCTGGAATGGTGGAAAAATTCTGGATTAGAATTAAAATATTCTAAAGATGCATTAGAATATGCATCTTCAAATTGTTACGTTGATGTTCTAGAATGGTGGGAAAACTCTGGATTACCATTAAAATATGATGAAAATGTATTAAAGTGGGCATCATTATATTGTTATTTTGATGTTTTAGAATGGTGGAATAACTCTGGATTACTATTAAAAAAATAAATAAAATTGATCTTATCATTTACTTCTTATAATTTTTTATAAGATGTATATTATTTATTCTGATGGAAAAGATGCATGTTATAATGAAATGCTCATAAATATTGATAATGCTTATGAACATTATTATAGTTATAGTCGTAATGATAGATGTTACTTTAGAATAGTCATTAAGTTAAATGATAAGGTAATTTTAAGTCACAGATATTACATTTATAATACTAAAATAATTAAAAAGTGTAAGTTATATAATAATTATTGCTTTATTTATAACTTCATTGGACATGCATCTCGTAATGGTGATATAAATCTTCTAGAATGGGGGAAAAACTCTGGATTACCTTTAAAAAATAATGAATATGCATTATATTTGGCATCTGAAAATGGTCATGTGGATGTTCTAGAATGGTGGAAAAACTCTGGATTAGAATTAAAATATAATGAAGTTGCAATAGATTGTGCATCTGAAAATGGTCAAGTTGCTGTTCTAGAATGGTGGAAGCATTCTGGATTCAAGCTAGAATATTCTAGTTTGGCATTAAATTGGGCATCTAAATATGGTCATATTAATGTTCTAGAATGGTGGAAAAACTCTGGATTACAATTAAAATATACTGTACATGCATTAGATTGGGCATCCCGATATGGTCAAGTTTCTGTTCTAGAATGGTGGAAAAACTCTGGATTACTTTTAAAATATGATGAATATTCATTGAAATGGGCATCTGCAAAAAGTCAAGTTGCTGTTCTAGAATGGTGGAAAAACTCTGGATTACCATAAAAAAAATAAATAAAATTGATTTTATAATTTGCTTTTTATAATTTTTTATAATATGTATATTATTTATTCTAGTAAAAAAAATGTATATTGCGCCAGTTATGAAGAACTAATCCCATATGATCCCACTATTGTAAATATTAATAATAATTATAAATACTATCGTGGAAATATCTGTCACGTTAGAATAGTGGTTAGATTAAATGATAAAGTTATTTTGGGTGACAGATATTACATTTATAATATTAAAATAATTAAAAAGTTCAAATTATGTAATAATGATTATTTTATTGATAATGCATCTCTAAATGGTCAGATAAGTGTTCTAGAATGGTGGAAAAATTCTGGTTTAGAATTAAAATATTCTGAATGGGCATTCAATTGGGCATCCTGGTGTGGTCATATAAATGTTCTAGAATGGTGGAAGTATTCTGGATTAGAATTAAAATATGATGAAAATGCATTAAATTTAGCATCACATAGTAATCGCGTTGATGTTTTAGAATGGTGGAAAAACTCTGGATTAGAATTAAAATATGACGAAAGAGCATTAAATTTGGCATCTCAATCTGATCTAGTTGATGTTTTAGAATGGTGGAAGCACTCTGGTTTAGAATTAATATATGATGAATATGCATTAAATTTAGCATCTGTAAATAATCATACAAATGTTCTAGAATGGTGGAAAAATTCTGGTTTGGAATTAAAATATGATGAAAATACATTAAATTTAGCATCACATAGTAATCGCGTAGATGTTTTGGAATGGTGGAAAAATTCTGGTTTAGAATTAAAATATAATAAAAATGCAATAAATTGGACATCTATCAGAGGTGAAATTGCTGTTCTAGAATGGTGGAAAAATTCTGGTTTAGAATTAAAATATGATGAAAATGCGTTAAATTGGGCATCACGACTTGGTCAAGTTGCTATTCTAGAATGGTGGAAACATTCTGGATTAGAATTAAAATATGATGAAGATGCGTTAAATGTGTCTGGTAATTGTCGAGATATTTTCATGAATTGGTTAGAAAATTCTGAATTTCCTTATCAATATAGTGATGATGCATTAAATTATATACTGCAATATTGTGATACTAATATTCTAGAATGGTGGAAAAATTCTGGATTACCATTAAAAAAATAAAATAAATAAAATTGATTTTGCTATTTTCCTTTTAATATTTTTTATAAGATGCATATTATATATTGTAATAAAAAAGATGAATGTTGTTCTCAAAATTCATCCATCAAAAAGCTAACTTTTGAACACAAAAGCATAAATATTAATAATGATGAGCATGGTGCCTATTTATTTAATATTAATTATAATTATAGTGCATATTTTGAAGAGGATGGTCCAACTGCTGCTGTAATGACACTTATAAATTATAAAAATAAAGTAATTTTGAGTGATAGATATTACAACATTTATGACCCTAAAATAATTATAAAATTTAAGTTGTACAATAATAAATTCTTTATCAATAATGTATCAAAAAATGGTTGCATTAATGTTCTTGAATGGTGGAAGCATTCTGGATTAAAATTAAAATATTATGAAGATGTATTAGATTGTGCATCTCATTATGGTCACGTTGCTGTTCTAGAATGGTGGAAGCACTCAGGATTGGAAATAAAATATAGTGAATGGGCAATATATTTTGCATCTAAATATGGTCATATTAATGTTCTAGAATGGTGGAAAAACTCTGGATTAGAATTAAAATATAATAAACATGTATTAAATGATGTATCATATTATGGTCATATTAATGTTCTAGAATGGTGGAAAAACTCTGGATTAGAATTAAAATATGATCAACGTTCATTAGCTTGGGCATCTAAATATGGTCATATTAATGTTCTAGAATGGTGGAAAAACTCTGGATTAGAATTAAAATATAATACAAATGCATTAAATTCAGCATCTTTTCATGGTCATATTAATGTTCTAGAATGGTGGAAAAACTCTGGATTAGAATTAAAATATTCTAAAGATGCATTAAATTGGGCATCCCGATATGGTCATATTAATGTTCTAGAATGGTGGAAAAACTCTGGATTAGAATTTAAATAAATAAAATTGATTTTACTTTGTACTTTTTAAGCTTTTTAATAAAATGTATATTATCTATTCTGATAATAAAGATGCATATTATTGTGCTAGTAGTTATGACAAACTGATATTGTACAACAGAATCATAAATACTGATAAGACTTATGAGTGTCATCTTAGCAACCTCATTAAAGTTACGATAGTTATTAGGATAAATAATAAGGTTATTCTAAGTGATAGATATTACAGTTATAACCTTAAAATAATTAAAAAGTGTAAATTGTATAATAATAAGTACTTAATTTATTATGCATCATATTACGGTTATACCAATGTTCTGGAATGGTTGAAAAACTCTGGATTACCTTTAAAATATTATAAAGGTGCATTACATTTGGCATCTAGTAATAGTCATATTAATGTTCTGGAGTGGTGGAAAAACTCTGGATTAGAATTAAAATATGATGAAAATGCATTAAATTTGGCATCTAAAAATGGTAACGTTGCTGTTCTAGAATGGTGGAAAAACTCTAAATTACCTTTAAAATATAATGAAAATGCATTAAACTACGCATCTGAATATAATCATATTAATGTTTTAGAATGGTGGAAAAACTCTAAATTACCTTTAAAATATAATGAAAATGCATTAAACGGAGCATCCAAATATGGTAATATTAATGTTCTAGAATGGTGGAAAAACTCTGGATTGGACTTAAAATATGATCAACGTGCATTACACTATGGTCGAGTTGCTGTTCCAGAATGGTGGAAAAAATCTGGATTAGAATTAAAAAAATAAATAAAATTGATATTACTTTTTACTTTTTAAGTTTTTTAATAAAATGTATATCATCTATTCTGATAATAAATATTATTTACATTATACTAGTTATGACCGACTAATATTGAATAAAAAAATCATAAATACTAATATGGCTTATGAGCACTATCTTGGTCGCATCAGTAACATTATGATAGTTATTATGGTAAATAATAAGGTTATTGTGAGTGATGAGTATTACAGTTTTAACCTTAAAATAATTAAAAAGTGTAAATTGTATAATAATAAGTACTTAATTTATTATGCATCATATTACGGTTATACCAATGTTCTAGAATGGTTGAAAAACTCTGGATTACCTTTAAAATATTATAAAGGTGCATTAAATAGGGCATCTCAAAATGGTCAAGTTGCTGTTCTGGAATGGTGGAAAAACTCTGGATTACCTTTAAAATATTCTGAAAAAGCCTTAGAATATGCATCCCAAGTTGGACATATCAATGTTCTGGAATGGTGGAAAAATTCTGGATTAGAATTAAAATATTCTGATAGAAGTATTAAATGGGCCGCTTTCAGATGGCAAAGTGCTGTTATAGAATGGTGGAAAAACTCTGGATTAAAATTAAAGAGTAAAATCAATTTTATTTATTTTACTCTTTAATTTTTTAAAATTTTTAATAGAATGTATATTATTTATTCTAGTAAAAAAAATGTATATTGCACCAGTTATAAAGAACTAATTTTGGATGTTCTCACTATTGTAAATATTAATCATAATTATAAATACTATCGTGGAAATATCTGTTATGTTAGAATAGTGGTTAGATTAAATGATAAAGTTATTTTGGGTGACAGATATTACATTTATAATATTAAAATAATTAAAAAGTTCAAATTATGTAATAATGATTAGTTTATTGATAATGCATCTCTAAATGGTCAGATAAGTGTTCTAGAATGGTTGAAGCACTCTGGATTAGAATTAAAATATTCTGAACATGGAATAATTTTGGCATCTGGATATGGTCATATTAATGTTCTAGAATGGTGGAAAAACTCAGGATTACCTTCAGAATATAATGAAGATGCATTAGGTTGGGCATCAGATAATGGTCAAGTTGCTGTTCTAGAATGGTGGAAAAACTCTGGATTAGAATTAAAATATGATAAAAATGCATTAAATAGGGCATCTTGTTATGGTCATGTTGGTGTTCTAGAATGGTGGAAAAACTCTGGATTACCTTTAAAATATAATGAATATGCATTAAATTGGGCATCATCAAATGCTCAAGTTGCTGTTCTAGAATGGTGGAAAAACTCTGGATTAGAATTAAAATATAATGAATATGCATTAAATGGGGCATCTGAATATGGTCATGTTGCTGTTCTAGAATGGTTGAAGCAGTCTGGATTAGCTTTAAAATATGATACACGTGCATTAAATTGGGCATCTGAAAAAGGTCACGTTGCTGTTCTAGAATGGTGGAAAAACTCTGGATTACCATTAAAATATTCTGGATACGCATTAAATGTAGCATCTGAATATGGTCAATTTGCTGTTCTAGAATGGTGGAAGCATTCTGGATTAGAATTAAAATATGATGAATATGCATTAAATTGGGCATCTTGTCATGGTCATGTTGCTGTTCTAGAATGGTGGAAAAATTCTGGACTAGAATTAAAATATGATAAACGTGCATTGGAACTGGCAATACGACGTGGTCATGTTGCTGTTGTAGAATGGTGGGAAAACTCTGGATTAGAATTAAGATATACTAAAGAAACATTATTATATTTGGATTCTCGTGTGGGACGAGAATAGTTGGAAAACTCTGGATTACCTTTTCAAAAAATATTTTGAAAGTATATATTAAGTATTTTTTGGTAATGGAGGATAAATTACATTAGTAAGTTTTTCAAGATCATCTTTTTTATTATAAACTTTTAAATTGATTTGCATATCAGCTTGTTCTTTCATTATTGGTAAATGAGAAACTAGTAAAACAAAATCAAATTGTGTTCTAAGATAATCCATTATTAAATGAACATTATTAAGATTTTCATAATCAAAATTACTCCAACCTTCATCAATAGCAATAAAATTTGCTTTGGGAAGATTTGATATTTTAATTAAACCCATTCGAAGAAAAAGACTACCTACGAATTTCTGAAACCCAGATGAATTACTCAATGGTATTTGACCTTTCGCCAAATTTATATACACATTAAGATCTTTTTCCGTTATAACTACACTAATAGTAAAATCCACTAAACATGCTAACATTTGATTGACAACACGTTCCAATTGAGGTACTATAGTATCTATAATAAAAAAAGGGACTTTCTTCAAACAATCTAAATATGTTGATATAAAATCAGCAGAAACTATCTCGCTTTCTAATATTTTTTTCTTTTCTGTAAGAGATTTCATTTCAGCTTCAATAATACCAATACTTCCCTTTAAATCACCACGTTTAGTTGATAATAAATTTAAATTTTCATCACATTTGAGGACTTGTGCCATTATTTTTTGTAATTCATCTTGTTTAATGGCATATTCTTTAATTGTATCTTCAACTAAATTTAATTTATCTAGTTCTTTTTCAAGATCTTTTAATTTGAGAGCTTTTTGGTATTGTTCTAGTTCAAAACCAGATTCTTCAAGTTTAGTTTTTTCTTTTTTGAGTTTGGATATATCTTTTTCTATTTTTGCATTATTGACTTTATTTTCTAAATTATTTTCTATTTTTTTATATTTTTCAATAAGTTCCTGAAGATTTTGATTATCTTTTTTGAGTTTATTACGTTCTAGGTTTAATTTTTGTAAATCTTCTTCGGTACCAGGATGATAAATTTGATCTAATACTTCATGTATGGTTTCTTCTAAACTTTTATAAAAATCTTTAAAAGGACCTTGATCTGGGTATTTTTCTTTTTGTTTTTGATTAATTTGCAGACATGTTTTCAGGATCAATTCTTTTTCTTCCCAGTTACAATTTTTGAGTTCTTCTATTTTTTTTCCTAATTTACTAATCTGAAGGGTATTATCTCTAGTTTCTTTTTCAGTTTTCTTCAAATCTAAATTTTTAGTTTCATTAGTATGTTCTTGAAATCCTTTAATAGGATGTATTTGACTATAAAGTTCTTCCAATTGAGAATCAAGTGTTTTTAATTTTTTGGTTCTTTCCTTTTCTTTTTTTTGCCATTCTTCTAAAGTGGTTGAAGAATAATCTTCTGTATTTTCTAATTCTTTTTTTATTAAATTAATAGATTTTTCTAAATTTTTACGATGTTCTGTAAGTAATCCTTTTTGTGCCATTTTTTGATATTCCTTAGGTATTTGATTTAATAATGATCCTACATTTATCATCAAACTACTTTCTTGATCTCTATATTTTTGTAGATCAGTTTTTTGCAATTCTAATTCTATTTCAGTTCTTTTGTATTCATCTTCAATAGACATATGTTCATCTAATAAATTTTTGAGACAATCTTCAGGTATTTCGGAATATAAATGTTTAATAATTGCTTTTTTCTCTCGATAATCATCTTGTGCGAGGTCTTTAAGTTTTTCAAATACATTAATTCTTAAAAGTTTCTCAAACTCTCGTCTTCTTTCTGTAGTAGTTGCATCAGCAAATTGTGTATTATTATTTTGTAAAGAAATAGTTGTCATTACCATATCATCATAAGTCCCAAAGTATGATTCAATAACTTTTTTAGTTTCAGCTGGTGTTTTGCCATCTAATTCAGTTTTAACCTTTTTATTATCAGTTGCGTCCGTATGATATGAATAAAAATTAATTTGAACACTCATTGTACCTTGAGTTTTTAAAGTTCCCTTTTTTATTATATGATACTCCTTATTACCCATTTCAATTTCTACTTTAGTTTTAAAAGTCTTTTGTCCTAATCTTATAAAATCCTTAGCATTACCTTTTCTTGATGTTTTATCAAACAAAGTATATAAAATTACATCTAATATTGTTGATTTACCAATATGATTTGGTGCAACTATTCCAACAATACCTTTGCATTTGGTAAAATCTATTTTATTATCGGGACCATAACAGTTGACATCATTAAATTCAACTGATTTAATTTTCCAGGATGAACCTAGAATAGTTTCTGTTGTTAATATTTTAGAATTGTAATCTGTATTAAGTTTTTTAATAGTATTAATAACATTCGCATCTAATCCTTTTGTTTTAAGATATTTTTCTATTTCAGAATTTTGGAATTGATCATCACTAATATTGAATGATAATGATTTAACATCATCTGATTCTTGATCAGTTTTATGTATATCATTTTCAACTAGAATCAATTCTAAAATGGTTCTATTTTTCTTAAAATCATTAATAATTTTATCACGATCCTCTTTACTAGTTTTTGCATCTATTTCTAATCTTAAATAGCAATAATTTGGTATTTGATCTTCTTTATGTTTGATAAGTTTTCCTTCTTTTAGTTTGAGAGTTATATAACCATATTGATTTGGTATTTCTTTAATTTGACATGTTTTTGATGAAAGATCCCAAATTAATACACCATGATTGCGTAAAGATTCTCCATGATTTTGTTGTATTAAAGAACCTGCATAAGCTATTGAATTTGTTTTCAGTTGTTGATATTTATGTATATCACCTAAAAGAGTAAAATCATAACCTTTGAAACTATCTTTATTAATACCTTTCTCACCTGTCATAATAGCTCCAGTATCTGTTATAGCTCCATCAACACGTCCATGAAAAAGTCCAATTTTATGGTCAATACCAGTTAATTCTAATTGTTCTATTAGATCGGCACTAACGACATTATAATCGAATACACTGGTTAAACCGAAAGCAATGTTACCATATTTGTAAATTCCGGATTCTTTTAGATAATAGCAAGTTGATTTCCGCATAACTTTTTCAATAATAGGTGTTAAAGAGTCTAATCTATCATGATTATTTAGATTTGCGTCATGATTACCTGCAATAATAAACAAAGGCATTATTTCAGATAATTTTTGAAAGAATTCAGCTGTTAAGGAAACACATTCTGGACTTAATTCAGTTTTAGAATGAAGAATGTCACCTGTAATTACAATAATACCAGTTGATTTAGGGGTCATTTCTTTTTCTTTGGTGAGAATTTGGTAAAGAGTTTTAAATACTGATCTATATTCTTCGTGTCTTTTCTGAAGTTTAATATGAATGTCTGATAAATGATAAATTTTATCGACTTTTAAATTTGATTCTAAATCTGCAAAAGGAATTTCCATATACATTTATAGTGTCATGTAACCTTAAATTACTTATGTACTACTTTTAAGTTCATTTTTAAGTTCATTATAATAATCTGATATTTTCCATTGTGTCATAACTAGAAGAATCATTTTTACTTCTTTTTGACCCCAAATTAATTGACCAGCATGTAACATGCTCACTAAATGTTTTTGTACTTCTAGGATAGATTGTACTAAAGTCATTCTTAAATCTTTCTGTTTTTTACCATCTAATTTATCAGATAATCTTATAAATGCATATATTATAGGATAATCTGTTATAGGAGATCCTAATAAAATTGCGACTAATCTTCTAGGAGCATCTTTTTCTTTTATAATTTTAGTTAATTGTTGCCATAAGGGATGTTGATGATATTGGATTGGATATTTAAGTGTTTTTAATTGTTCTGTTGGTTGACCATAAACTATTCCATGATCTTTGCTATTCATTTCTTTTTCTTTTATATAATCTTTGTCTCTTTGTGTTGTTAGGGCGTTTAATAGATTATTTTCAGGATATTCTAGTTTATTTTCTAATGTATTTTGATGTTTATTGAAATTGTCAGCTAATTCTTTTTTAGTCTTTTTTAATTCTTCTAAAATATCACTATCATCTTCATCTGGTAACTGAATTTCAATATTTAAATTTAAAGAATTTTGATGTGTTTGAGGTGTTCTAGGTGTGTTAAATGTTTGTGTTTGAGGTGTTCTAGGTGTGTTAAATGTTTGTGTCCGAGTTTGTGTTTGAGGTGTGTTAAATGTTTGTGTCCGAGTTTGTGTTTGAGGTGTGTTAAATGTTTGTGTTTGAGGTGTTCTAGGTGTGTTAAATGTTTGTGTCCGAGTTTGTGTTTGAGGTGTATTTCTAATATTATCTAATTCTTTTTCCCTTGATTTCATTAATTGATCTAGAAAATCATTACCATCAACATTATTGATGCTATGGTTACTCTGGTTACTCTGGTTGTTATAGTTACTAATGCTTTCAGTTTGGAATTCTGTGTGAAAATTATTAAATATGGGTTCAGATACATTATTTATATTACTTATATTGTTATTAATACTTTTGGGTGTTTCTTTAAAATCTTGATATAAATCTCTATCTCTAGAAGCTATTAACTGTGAAAGTAAATCATCTGTATCTTCTTTGAATGTATTAGTATTATCAGGTATATCTTTAATGATATTATCAAAAGTACCATCAAAAGTGTCATCAAAAGTGTTATCAGAAGTGTTATCAGAAGTGTTATTAAAAGTGTTATTAAAAGTGTTATCAGAAGTGTTATCAGAAGTGTTATCAGAAGTGTTATTAAAAGTGTTATTAAAAGTGTTATTAAAAGTGTTATCAGAAGTGTTATTAAAAGTGTTATCTGTGAATGATCCTTTGAAAAGTTCTTCTAGAGGATTTTCAGATGAATTTTCAGGAATGTTAATAGAATTAGATGTGTTGTTCATTGATGTAAGTTGTGAAAGAAATTCATCCGGTTGTTCGGCAATCATTTTATCTATTTCCATTGATATTGAGAATTCAGATTCTTCTTCTTCATTATTGTTGTGATTTAAATTATATTTTTGTTTTTTTTCGATTAAACTGGAATTAGTAACAATAACTTCTTTGATATTTGAATTAGTAGTTGATAATGTATCTAATGATTGTTTGTGACGCCATTCTAGAAGATCTAAATGTTTAATAGTTTCTGAATGTGTTTTAAGATTTTTAAATAGTCTAAAATGTTTATTACATAGTGGGCAAAAAAACTTTTTTTTGTCATGGTCTGGTTCATGTTCTTGATTTTTTAAATTATCACAATCATCTTTATGAAAATCAAACATTTCTTTATCACAAAAGGTATATTGGCAATTTTGGCATAAAAATTCCATTTAAGTTTAGATTCTATTTACAGTCTTTTAATATAAAATCTTAAGACATCAACCGCAAAAAAAATAAATAAATTTTGAATGAATGTATTAATAATTATTAATTATATTTAAAATATGCATACGGTAGCAAAGTTCACAAGTGGGTGTTTGAGGACGACCATCATGTGTCGTAAAAGAATGTTCATTTTACCAACTAGTTCATAAATATTTTTTTCAAGAGGAATTTGCTCCTGGATAAACATAACATTTAATGAATAATTGTCATTGTTAATATAGCCTCCATAGTTTGTGTATGTCCCAATATTATGTGCAACATTACCTGTGCGTATAATATAATAACTTTTTAGCATATCAGCTAACGACTTATTAGCATGATTTTTTTCACCTGGTTTATCTGATTCACTTGGTGCGCTATCTAGTATCATCGACATGATCAAACTAAATTGAGACATAAGTTTTATCATTGACGCTTCCGTACTATTATATTTTTCTTGTTTTAGAACTACATAATATCTATCAATAACTTCATTAATAACGCTTTTAATGTAGTCAATATTGTTTGGATCTTTGCAAACTTCTTTAGTAACAACTTTAGTAGTTGTGTGTTCAATGACATCTGGAATAGCATTAGTAGTATTTTGGGATGATGTAGTTGTGTGTTCAAGGACATTAGGAATAGCATGAGTAGTTGTAGTTAGAAACAATGCTGTTGCATGTGTGAGTGATCCTGAAGTATTTATAAGTGATTGAGTGACGTGTGGAATAGTGCTAGTTACTGTTGATAATGCATTAGTTACACGTGAAAGTGCGTCTGTAGTGCTTGAGAGTGCACTAACCTTACTGGAAGAATTTTGAATTGAATGTGGAAGTGTTTCAGTCAAACATGTTAGTGCTTCTGAAGTACTCTTAAGTGCTTCATTTGTACTTGTAAGTACTTCAAGTATACTTGCTAGTACTTCAACCGAATTTGTTGATGTTGCAGCGGCTTTCTTAACAGCATTGGTTGAATGATTGAGAGCGGTGTTTGCACTCTTTAATTCTGTAATAACTTTAGTGAAATATGTATGAAATTTATGATCAAAAATATCAGTTGCATCGTTTGATGTTGTATTTTGCATGTTTTAATAGTTTTAGTATGTGATTATATTAATATGTGTCTATATTGTTCAATTTTAATTTATATAAATAGACCTGAAGACGGGTGATGGTTTTGAGAAATTAAAAATGTATAAAATTATCTTTAACTGTTCTAGTATAATTTTTATTTTCGTATATAGTATTGTAACCTCTTCTAGAATTATTTTCTGGTTTATGATGATAACAACACATGCAAAACTTTTGTTTAATAATTTTTTTATAGTATGGTATCATAGTTTTGTAATAAATCTTTTTTGATTTTGACAATTCTATTTTTAAAAACTTCTTAAGATCTTTCCGGCTAAATTTAAATTTTTTATTTATAAGGGGTTCGCATATATCTTTATTAAATTTTTGTAATACATATTTAGTACTTTCAGTATAATAAAATTTATAATCAAAAGATGCGGTGAAGTAATCGTGAGAAATGGCATCAATAAGACCTTCTTTGTGTAAATTATATTTATGACCTTTAACATCTATGATAATTTTATTTTGACTAGTGAATTCTTGTAAACAATGATAATAATAATTATGTGGATTTTCAAATATATTACTGCATATGGTATCAAACTGATATACATATATATTATCATCAACTTCGTTCATCATTTTATTTTTATTGATTATTTTAATTAAAATATTACAACATTCAATTTTTACAAATAAAATTGAATTGATTGATTATGTTAATAATATTATTACTACTTATAATGTCTAATAGTGTATTATTAACATTTGATAAAAATAATGATTATGATATTAGTGCTATTAAAAAAGAATTAGAAACATTTTTACAAAATCCGGCATGTGTTTTCCGAAATGCTAGAAACTTATGTGATAATGGAACATTAAAAAATAATAATCATGTTGGAAAAATAAAAAAAGAACAAGAAAAAGTAGAAGGTTTTTTTGATGTAAATAATATTTTATGGAGATCCAGATATGCCAAATTTAAAACAAATATATTGGATGTATGGTGTATTAATACTTTGAGCAACATTCGTGTTATAGATTTTCTGATTTTCAATAAAAATTATGTAATTAGTGATTTAGAAACATTAGATAGATTATTAGGTGCTTGTTATTTCTCTAGTCTAGGTGATCTTGATCATTGTATTGTGGATGGATGGGAAATTAAGAGTGGATTTGGTTATAATAAAGTAACTTATAATGATACTTTTGAGTTTAGTAGAGTCACATTAGGATGTAAAGATTATCATAAATTACATATTGCTAGAGCTTTAATAAGTTTAATGAATGAAACGGATCCATCTGAATTAAATTTTACGAATTATTTTTGGGTTAATGTGTGGTTGGATAAGTATGAGATTTTTCTAGGATATTTAGAAAATTTTCATTCAGTTGATGATAAAGATAATAAGGTTGCTAATATTAATATTGAAAATAGGCAATTTATTTTTAGGGTAACCCATGTATTATCAGTTAATTTTATTCAAGAACAGGTTAATCTTGCTATTAAACAAGATTATAATTATATTGACCAAATTGAAAATGTGCCAAAAAATAATGAGAATCCTTCTTATAAAATAATAGTTGATGAAGTTGGGTGTGTTAATCTAAAGTATTTGAAAACTATATTGCGCGATAATACATTGAAATGGTTAATTTTGCATTGTTTACCGCAACGTCTAGATAATTATATTTATTGTGAAGATGTTCCGCCTGAAGAGATGTTAATGGAATTATACAATACTAGAGGTACTACTGGTTATGGGTTATTTCAATTTACAAATAGGAGTTTATCAAAAACTGATGCATGTAAATTACTAAGTGAAAATAAATATTTTGATTATTTGTATGGTGTTATGATTAAAATAAATTTCAAGGAGTATCCTCTAATGAATATCAGTAGATATGATGAACATTATGGTAAAGGAACTGCTTTACAGTGTTTGGAAAATGTTAAAAATGAAATGCTGACCAATAGAGAAACAGCTACATTAAAGTTTTATTAAAGTTTTATTAAATATTTAATACATAATTTTAATATTTCAAAATTTATTATTTTTTTTAGATTGTTCTAGTTGTAATAGAATCTAGAATAATATGTTTTAAAAACTTTCTAGTGTATAAAAGTAAAAAATTTAGATTGTTCTAGTTGTGATTGAATCTAGAATAATATGTTTTAAAAACTTTCTAGTGTATAAAAGTAAAAATTCTAGATTGTTCTAGTTGTGATTGAATCTAGAATAATATTTTTTAAAACTTTCTAGATAAACAAAGTAAAATTTTTAGATTGTTCTAGTTGTGATTGAATCTAGAATAATATTTTTTAAAAACTTTCTAGTGTATAAAAGTAAAAAATTTAGATTGTTCTAGTTGTGATTGAATCTAGAATAATATTTTTTAAAAACTTTCTAGTGTATAAAAGTAAAATTTTTAGATTGTTCCAGTTGTAATAGAATCTAGAATAATATTTTTTTTAAAGTTTCTAGTGTATAAAAGTAAAAAATTTAGATTGTTCTAGTTGTGATTGAATCTAGAATAATATATTTTGAAAACTTTCTAGATAAACAAAGTAAAATTTTTAGATTGTTCCAGTTGTAATAGAATCTAGAATAATATTTTTTAAAAACTTTCTAGTGTATAAAAGTAAAAATTTTAGATTGTTCTAGTTGTGATTGAATCTAGAATAATATGTTTTAAAAACTTTCTAGTGTATAAAAGTAAAAATTTTAGATTGTTCTAGTTGTGATTGAATCTAGAATAATATTTTTTAAAAACTTTCTAGTGTACAAAGTAAAAATTTTAGATTGTTCTAGTTGTGATAGTAACTGGAATAATACTTTTCAAAAACTTTCTAGTGGATAAAAGTAAAAATTTTAGATTGTTCTAGTTGTAATTGAATCTAGAATAATATTTTTTAAAAACTTTCTAGTGTATAAAAGTAAAAAATTTAGATTGTTCTAGTTGTGATTGAATCTAGAATAATATGTTTTAAAAACTTTCTAGTGTATAAAAGTAAAAATTTTAGATTGTTCTAGTTGTGATTGAATCTAGAATAATATTTTTTAAAAACTTTCTAGTGTACAAAGTAAAAATTTTAGATTGTTCTAGTTGTGATAGTAACTGGAATAATACTTTTCAAAAACTTTCTAGTGGATAAAAGTAAAAATTTTAGATTGTTCTAGTTGTAATTGAATCTAGAATAATATTTTTTAAAAACTTTCTAGTGTATAAAAGTAAAAAATTTAGATTGTTCTAGTTGTGATTGAATCTAGAATAATATGTTTTAAAAACTTTCTAGTGTATAAAAGTAAAAATTTTAGATTGTTCTAGTTGTGATTGAATCTAGAATAATATGTTTTAAAAACTTTCTAGTGTATAAAAGTAAAAAATTTAGATTGTTCTAGTTGTGATTGAATCTAGAATAATATGTTTTAAAAACTTTCTAGTGTATAAAAGTAAAAATTTTAGATTGTTCTAGTTGTGATTGAATCTAGAATAATATTTTTTAAAAACTTTCTAGTGTATAAAAGTAAAAATTCTAGATTGTTCTAGTTGTGTTTACATTTGCATTCAAAGGTTTTCGGAAGTTTTCGGAAGCTTTCGTAAAATTTACGAAATAATTTTTGAAAAACCAGAATAATTAAATTAATTAAAATAACATTCGTGATGAATACGAAAGCTTCCGAAAGCTTTTGACAGTCTATGTGTGACTCTTGAGTTATAAGGGTATCACGAGTCTTAAAATCATATTAAAATTATATTATAAAACATCAGGGGGAAATAAAAAGGTGTAATAAAAAGTGTAATTGTGTGTGTTGTGATGTATTTGAGATAGAATATAAGAATTTGTTGTGAATATAAATAATAAAATTAAATGTCAATAGAGGTTTCGCCTGAAGAATGTAAAAAAAAATGTGTTAGTTTTTGGGAAGTTAACTATAAGGATCGCTATAAAATTCCTAGATTTAGTAATGGTGTTAAAAAAACTAATCATTTCGTGTTCAAAAATAAGAATAAGAATAAAAAACATAAACTTAATGTTAAGAAAGGTGCTACAGAAATGAAGTTGATGCATGCTTTAAAGGCTGATGATCCAGAATATGTTCATTTGTGGGCAGGTAAATACAATCATTTTGAGGAAAAGAAAACAAAAATAAAACTTAATTGGGTGTGTATGTCAGAAGATTTGGGTGATTATCGTAATAGTTATGTATGTGGTGATAAAATTCCAATATTTGAGGTACCATTTCCAGATGAATTAAATACGTTACCATCATATTATATTATGGATAATGGTTGTCATTATTTCCTAGTATTTGTTAATGGTGATAGTGAATTATATATTTATAAAAGACCTTATAATGTGATTAGTGATGATGATGATGATGAAAAAAAGGAATATTATAATGAATTAGTGAAGAAGTATAACACTGAAAAGATATGGATAGGTAAACATACTATACAACGTGAATGTGAATTATGTCCTAAATGTGATAATTATGTTGGTAATAATTATTGGAATCCTATTAATAGTGCTGGGAATTCAATATTAGCTTGTTTGGGTGGTAATAGGTATTTGTATATTGGTATGCAAATACATGAGTTTGATACTCCGGATAATGATAAAATTATTAAATATTATTCGATGATAGGGAACAATGATGTTCCATATCCAATTGCTTTAGGAGAGAAATATGTATATAATGGGTGTCACGAATATTTGCCTATAGAAGCGTTTGATAAATGGAATATGACGGATGAAGATTGGGAGGAAAGAGCGGCTAGACTTTTTTATAATACGGATGAGGATAGAAAATTAGATGAAAAATATAAGTCAATCCCTGTTGTACCAAACATTAAAATAATACACGAAAGAATGTAAATAGTTCTTTTTATCTTTTTATATATATATTATCGCTCAACTTAAATATAAGTCAGCGCTATATTTTTAGTATCATTTATTAAAATATTATGAGTCATTTTATAATCAATAGATATGTTATATATTGGAATATAGTTAGTATGTCCTAAATAATGTTTATCATATTAGTTTATCATTTTAAGTATAAGAGAAAGTAAAAGTTAAATAAGGTTTTATAGTATAATTTTAGTATCATTCTAAAACTATAATAAAAATGATAAAAATTTATCATTGTTATGTGGTCTAAGATATAAAAACAAGGTAAATATTATAGTATCATAAAGTTATCATTTCGTGTGGTTTATTGTGTTGTATTGAGTTAATATTTTTGTGTGAGGATTCGATAGCTTTTTCGTATTGATTATCTTTGAGTATGGTATTTGCGACAACTTTCATTTCATTAGCATCGAGTTTGATGTATTTATTGTGGTGTTTATATACTTGATCACTGGTAATAATGATGAGTTTTTTGATGTTAGTGATATCTGATACAATTTTCCAGCTATTTGTTTGTCTTTCAAAATATGATCTAACACTTTGGTCTGATGTCAATAGAGGCATAATAGTATTTTCAATTTGTAGATCGCAATTAAATTTATCATTGACTTGTTTCCGGCATTTATCTTTGAGGTAGTGTGATAATTTATATCCTAGTTGTTTGTAACCTATTTCTTGATAAGTTTCAAGGACATCATTACTTTCAGTTTCCGTTAATTGGTAATTTGGATTATTTTTATAATTAATGATGAAAGAATCCATATCGATCATGTTATGAATACCAAATAATTTATCTAGATTTTGAACCTTTGCGATATGTGCTAAATTACTATTTACATTGTTGCTATTCACATTATTACTATTTATATTACTATTTATTATGTTTATAACATTAGTCACAGTTTTTCCATTGCCAAGGGGGAGTGTTTCTCGGTTGTTTTTTGAATCACTGATACTAGCACTTACTATGTCCTCTAGAGGGAGTATATCAATAGTAGTATTGGGGTTATCATCAGTGTTATGTTCTTTGTAAGTGTTATGGGGTGAGTGGTTGTTATGTTCTTTGTAAGTGTTATGTTCTTTGTAAGTGTTATGGGGTGAGTGGTTGTTATGGGGTGAGTGGTTGTTATGGGGTGAGTGGTTGTTATGGGGTGAGTGGTTGTTATGGGGTGAGTTTGTGGTATGTAGATGTGTGCATTTTTTGATGTGCCTATAATAGTTGCTTTGGTGTTTGAAGTATGATGTACAGTGTTCGCATGTTTTTCCGGATGAATATTTGTTAAGATTTTCGATATGTTTTTTGGATTGATAATGTCGATGTAGGTTTGCTTTTGTTGTTGCGATATAATTACATACAGAACATTTAAATTTCATTTAATTAGTAATTAGGATTTATTCTTAATATTTAATCTTAATATTTAACTTTTAATTTTCAAATTTTTGAGTTGGTATTCGGGATGTGTAAGTTTTTCGTCATCATATCTGGAAGTTTGGACAACAGTTTTAGCTATTAAGTTCATTTGAAAATTAGATAAAGATAAATATTGGTTATGGTGTTTGTATATTTGATCGCTTGTGATTACGATAAGACGTTTAATGTCTGCGATATCTTTTTCGCGTTTCCAGTCTATTGGTTCTTTTTTAAGATAACTTCTAGCACCTCCATCGGTGGATATAAAAGGTAAAATGACTTCTTCTTTTTTGAGATCAATTCCTTTGATATCTTTGAGTTGTTTTTGATATTTATCTCTGATATAGTAAGGTAAGTCAAAGCCTAAACTTTTATATCCTTCAAATTGATAATTTTCCATTAAGGTTTTACTTTCATTTGCAGTCAATTGATATTTTGGATTATTTTTATAGTTTAATATAAAAGTTTCTAGATCAATCATATTAGTTTCATTAAGCATTAAATTAAGTTTTTCTATTTTTGTTAGTGTATTATAATCACCCATCATGACAACTGAATTATTAAATGTTCCAGTATTATTCATAATGTTTTTTTGATTTTGATCTTGATTTTGATTTTTGAGAGTAGTAGATGTAGATGTAGAAGGTTTTATGGGTATAAATTGGGAACATGTTTTAATATGGCGGCTATAGTTTTTTTGGTAAGCAAATTCTTTACCACAAGAGCATATTAGTTTCTTTTGATCGCCTTTTAAATTGTCTTTATGAATAATACTTTTATAATGGCGGACTAGGTTGTTTTTACGATCAAATTCAAGATTACACACTTTACAATAATACATCTTTTTATTATTTACTCACTTCTATAATTATTTTAGATTATTTCAAAATAGTTTTCGGAGCGCACTTTTTTAATGCGTGATTTACTTACACATGTATCTTATCATTCATATGAATAATTTGCTCTCTACTTTTCATATCGGATCGCATAATTATATCCCATTACATTACAAACGTGTCAGAGAGCACATCCGGAGCGCTAAAAATAGGGCTTGAGTTAAACCTTAAAACTTCATATTATCTCCTAAAACTGTTGCTCTTTATACTTTTTGGGATGTAATGCATTAATAAGATACATCTGTGCGCATATTTTTTTTAGTATCCAGGGTATTTCAAAAACATATAAGCTATAATTAAATACGTTACAAAGCCGGAGCTCCTAAAAATAAAATCTTAAAATATATGGGAAATATATTATATTAAATGTAAAACTATGCTATAATTTAAAAATATGTAACAAATGAAAAAATAGATGATCACTCTTTTTTTTGTTTAAAAAATGTTTAAAATTGGGGTATCAAAATCATTTTAAAGCATATTTTAAATAGACTCAAATACATCATATCAAACAATGGTATTTTTAGGGATAATAAGAGCTTTAAAAACAACTATATAATATGATACTTATTAAAGGGTGAAATTTCAGGAGCTCTAAAGTGAAAAAAATGAGAAAAAATGAGAAATATTTTGATAAAAAATGATAAATTTTTAAAATGTCTGTTTTCAGGAGATGATTTGCTAAGTTCAATAAGTAACTTAACGAGTAACACGTTTTTCATCAAAATCCTAAAAAATGATAAATTCTTATCCCTGAAATACTATAGGTTTAGCCCCAAAAGAACACTAGTGACCTTTTCGGAGCGCAAAATTTAACGCAATTTTTAAACCTGAAAACTCATGTTTATGTCCCAAAATCGTTGCTCCGTCCATTTGGGACACCATGCATCTGTTCGATAGGATCCAATGCTTGGTGATGAAAGTCACTCTGATTTTAGATGTTAAATTAGATACGCTTATAAGGTAGTTATCTTACGAAAAAAATTTATCATTTTTCATCATTTTTTCTCAATGGCGCAACTATATTTTAAGTCCTAAAGAACACTGGAAAATACGTTTTTACTCAAAATCTTTTTTTCGGAGCGCAAAATTTAACGCAATTTTTAAACCTAAAAACTCGTGATTATGTCCTAAAATCGTTGCTCCGTCCTCAGGGGTATCAAGATGTAAAAGTTTAGGAGATGAATGCTGAACACTAAAAAAAGACTCATCATTTTGAAGAGTCCTAGATGTAAAATAAGATACTGTTTGATCCGGAAAAAAGGGGTTTTACAATTTATCATTTTTTGGTCATTTTTTGATGTTTTTATCGTAAATTTTAAATTCTTACTCCTAAACAAAGGTTTTATTTCCTGTAAAGAACTCTTCCCGCGTAAGAACTATTAGAATAAACCTTAAAATAGCCTAAAATGACAACTTTATGTTGAACTCCAACTCCAAAATTATCGCACAAAATATTTTGTGCAAAAATTTAGACCCTAAAAGTGACCTTTTTTTGTGTTTTAGGAGTTCTCAGCATTAAAATACTATCTCGTAATTTTTTTTTAATTTTATTTTTGTAAAAAATCGAGTGATCATAATTTTCCTCTTGTTAAATCCAGGAAGCTCCTGAACTCTAAAAATCATAAAAATCACAAAAAAATCACAAAAATTTAAAATCTAGTTCTCTAGCATTAAAATATATGAATTTGAGCTTACAATTGTATATAACTTATTTTTATCAGAAAAAAATGTGATTTCAGTACAAAATATTTCAAGCATTACTTTAGAGCACAGTATGCTTTATTTAGGGGTAACACTAAAGTACCCTTTTTTGCCCTTTTTTTGTCATTTTTTGTCATTTTTAATAATTTAGCATTTTTCCCGAAACTTTTAACTATAATATTAAGTACTATTTAAAGCCATATGGTATATTAAAAAGTTAGTATAAGTGTTTTAGGGGTATATATTGCCTAAGATATAATTTATTGCTACAAAAAAAATGAAAAAAATGAAAAAAACAGGGATCACTTTTCGGAGGGGGCTAAAAACACAAAAAATAAAGCTAAAATTAAATACAATACTACTATGAAACCCCATAAAATATTTTACTCTCTATTTTGTATATCCCAACACTTAAAAACGTCGAGGGATCACCGCCCTTTTCAAAAAAAACACAAAAAAAATGAAAAAAATAGGGCTTGAGTTAGACCAGTGCACTCGTGTTTTACTCCCAAAAAAAGGTAGGGTACTCATTTTGGGACACCAAGTACCCTTTTTGTAAGATGAATGCTAAACTGCATTTTTTGAGAAATTTGCGGGCATTTCGGAGATCATTGCTTACTTATAATTTATTCGGATTTATCTCCTAAAAAAATCGATTTTTAAAAATAGCATTTTTAAGCATTATTTCGATACAAAAGAATACCAAAAGCTCCTGAGTGATCATTTAGTATCCAAAAAAATAGGGCTTGAGTTAAATACGATTTAAAGCATTTTTCGCTATAAACACAAAAAGTAAATAGACTTTATTGCTATAATTGAGGGGTCAAAAAATGAAAAATGATAAAAAATTTGCTCTTAAAAAAAAGAGCAAAAAAATAGCATTTTTTATCATTTTGTTATGGAGTATATAGTTTAGATAAATGTAAAAGTATGCTATATTTTTAGTATCCTAAATGTGTTTTTTAGTGAAAAAATTACATCAAAAAAATGATTTTTTGTGCTATGTATAAGGAGATATCAAAGCCCTAGCTCCCAAATCACAAAAATCTAATAAAAGTGAAAATATTTTTATTTTAAAACCAGCATGCTATCAGAGGTGAAATTATATGTCTAAAAAAGTAATGCTATAATTATCCATGTATAATGCATCTCAAAAAATAATTTATTATGTTTATTAATTTATTATTTTTATAATTAAAAGTTGAATATAAAATAAAATTTTAATTAGGATTTTAATATTTTTTAAAGGGATTTTAAAACTCAATTAGTCATTTTGAGTTTTTTAATTGGTATATTTGGGTTGTTTCAATTATGTTTACATAACACATTCAAGAGTTTTCGGAATATATCGTAAATAAATTGGAAATGTATTATAATGCTAGATGTATTATGATACTGGAGATGTATTCCGAAAACATCCGAAAGTTTTTGAGAGTTTATGTCCGATTCTTGCGTGGATCAATGGTTTTGGGGTGTCACGAGTCAAAAAAACATTAGGAATTTGTATTTCAAAACTCTTGAGCAAATGAAAAAAGTATTAGGACGTGATATTTTTAAGAATAATAAAGTAAAAATTTTAGAGTATTCTAGTTGTAATTGAATCTAGAATAATATATTTTAAAAACTTTCTAGTGTACAAAAGTAAAAATTTTAGATTGTTCTAGTCGTAATAGTAACTGGAATAATATTTTTCAAAAACTTTCTAGTGTACAAAATTAAAAATTTTAGAATGTTCTAGTTGTAATAGAATCTAGAATAATACTTTTTTAAAACTTTCTAGTGTACAAAATTAAAAATTTTAGATTGTTCTAGTTGTAATTGAATCTAGAATAATATATTTTAAAAACTTTCTAGTGTACAAAAGTAAAAATTTTAGATTGTTCTAGTTGTAATAGTAACTGGAATAATATTTTTCAAAAACTTTCTAGTTAAACAAAGTAAAAATATTAGAATGTTCTAGTTGTAATAGTAACTGGAATAATATTTTTCAAAAACTTTCTAGTGTGCAAAAGTGAAAATTTTAGATTGTTCTAGTTGTAATTGAATCTAGAATAATATATTTTAAAAACTTTCTAGTGTGCAAAAGTGAAAATTTTAGATTGTTCTAGTTGTAATTGAATCTAGAATAATATATTTTAAAAACTTTCTAGATAAACAAAGTAAAAATTTTAGATTGTTCTAGTTGTAATAGTAACTGGAATAATATTTTTCAAAAACTTTCTAGTGTGCAAAAGTGAAAATTTTAGATTGTTCTAGTTGTAATTGAATCTAGAATAATATATTTTAAAAACTTTCTAGATAAACAAAGTAAAAATTTTAGATTGTTCTAGTTGTAATAGTAACTGGAATAATATTTTTCAAAAACTTTCTAGTGTACAAAAGTAAAAATTTTAGATTGTTCTAGTTGTAATTGAATCTAGAATAATATATTTTAAAAACTTTCTAGTGTACAAAAGTAAAAATTTTAGATTGTTCTAGTTGTAATTGAATCTAGAATAATACTTTTTTAAAACTTTCTAGTGTACAAAAGTAAAAATTTTAGATTGTTCTAGTTGTAATAGTAACTGGAATAATATTTTTCAAAAACTTTCTAGTGTACAAAAGTAAAAATTTTAGATTGTTCTAGTTGTAATAGTAACTGGAATGGTATATTTTAAAAACTTTCTAGTTAAACAAAGTAAAAATATTAGAATGTTCTAGTTGTTTGAGAGTGATTCTATATTTATACCTAAATTAGTTAACCAATTAATTATATCGGGATGATTATCCTGGCGTAAAAGAGCGAGCATATCTTTATGAGCGAACCTGAGTGCGAGATTAAATTCGCGACCAGAATATTGGAAATCTAGTGAACTATTAATCCACCATTTTATAGTATTAATATTACCTTTAATAAATGCATCTTCTAATATAGTATATTTATTGTATTTTAGTTCTAATCCAGAGTTTTTCCACCAATCTAAAACATCAGTATGACCGTTAATAGTAGCGTATGATATGGCTTGATCTGAATATATGAAAGGTAATCCAGTATTCTTTAACCATATGAGAGTATTAAGGTTACCTGTGTAGCAAATAAAATCTATTAATGGTGTTATTAAATATTTATATGATAAGTATGGTGTGAGAGTTAAGAGATATTTTCCAGAGATATTTATATTAAATTTTCTAATTGTTTTAAGGTCATAAAGATTATACTTGTTATGATGAGGTATGATTATTTTATTGGTTGTAAAATAGGTTATATCGGAATCAAAATATGTTGTAATGTTTGTAATATTGGCATTATTTGGAATAATTACATGTATAAAATATGTTTTATCATTACAATGTTTGAGTATACATTTTGAATTAGCAACTAGTATACCATTAACTTTAGAAATGGTATAGTCTGAATAATAATTATCCATGATATAATCATTGCTGACAATATTTAGCCCAATTTTTAATTTTAGGGTTTTATAATAATCTGGTTCTATGTAATACATAATAAAAAATAAAAGGGTATAATAGTGATCAATTTTATTTAGAATGATCAAGATGTTTAGAGAGGTTCCAATGTGATATTTATACTGGTATGTGATGGTGTTGGCATATGAAAGTAAATTCTTGTATCTTTGCAAGAATATTAAATGGGTAATCCACTATTAATCCACCATGTAAACGTTTCAGCAATACGAGGGTTTTCCATACATGCATATTCTAACAATTTAGATTTGTCATATCCTAGTCTTAGTTCATAATCACGCAACCATTCTGAAACTATGTCATATTTTAATGGCAATCCAGAGTTTTTCCACCATTCTAGGACATTTATATGACCATCATATGATGCTAACCACAATGCATCACCAGAATATTTTAATTCTAATCCGGAGTTTTTCCACCATTCTAGAACATTAATATGACCATTCTGGGATGCACCATCAATTGCCTCTTCGTCATATTTTAATTCTAATCCAGAGTTTTTCCACCATTCTAGAACATTAATATGACCATTTTCAGATGCCCTGTCTAATGTCCATTCAGAATATTTTAAAGGTAATCCAGAGTTTTTCCACAATTCTAGAACATTAATATGACCATCTTTAGATGCACAATTTAATATCCATTCAGAATATTTTAATTCTAATCCAGAGTTTTTCCACCATTCTAGAACATTAATATGACCTTTTAATGATGCCCGTTTTAATACATATTCATCATATTTTAATTCTAATCCAGAATGCTTCCACCATTCTAGAACATCTATGTGACCATTTTCAGATGCACAAGTTAATGCATATTCATTATATTTTAATTCTAATCCAGAATGCTTCCACCATTCTAGAACATCTATGTAACCATTTTCAGATGCAAAATTTAATGCATTTTCAGAATATTTTAATTCTAATCCAGAATGTTTCCACCATTCTAGAACAGCAACATGACCATTTTCAGATGCATTATCTAATGCGTGTGTATCATATTTTAATTTCAATTCAGAGTTTTTCAACCATTCTAGAACATTAATATATCCATTGTAACATAAATAACCTATATATATTGATGTAATGTCACATATATATATTGATGTAATGTCCACAGAACATAATTTTAAAAGTTTTTTCAATGTGACCAAAGAACATAAATTATACATGTCACCATGAATAATTTTTCCAGATTTATTTTTAACTATTAATCTGAAATAAATATAATCATAACTATACTTATAATTGAATATTTTTTCCAGACCGTTGTTCCATGACAAGTCTATTTTTTTATCTTCAGGATTATTTTTTTTATCAAATTTTTCAAAATACATAATAAAAAAATAAAAAGTAAACAGATATCAATTTTTTTTTGATAGAAGTATTAAAGAAGTATTAAAGAAGTATTAAAGAAGTATTAAAGAAGTATTAAAGAAGTATTAAAGAAGTATTAAAGAAGTATTAAAGAAGTAGTATTGATTTATTTTTTTTTAGATATATTTTAATTTGTTCGGAATTAAGAAAAGGTAGGTCGCTATTAAACCACCATCTTAATACATTAATTCTTGCTTTTCTCTCTTTTTCTTCAACAATTTCATGGTGTTCAGTTTCATCTTCATAATCATCTTCAGATTTGTTTGATTTTTCAGTTTGATAACATCGCCATCCCAAATTATGAACAATATATTGATCATATTTTAATTTTAATCCAGAGTTTTTCCACCATTCTAGAACATTAATATGTCCATTGCGTGATGCCCAATCTAATCCTAGTTCGTCATATTTTAATTCTAATCCAGAGTTTTTCCACCATTCCAGAACATTAATATGACCATATTCAGATGCCCAATTTAATGCACTATTACCATATTTTAATGGTAATCCAGAGTTTTTCCACCATTCTAGAACGTTAATATGACCCTTGCGTGATGCACTATTTACAGGATCTTGATTATATTCTAAAGGTAATCCAGAATGCTTCCACCATTCTAGAACATTAATATGTCCTTCTAGTGATGCCCAATATAGTGCTTGGTAGTCATAATGTGTTAGTAATTTTGATTTGTGTAACCATTCTAATATATTAACAATACCATGATAACAAAGATTATTAATATATTCTTTTGAAATATTTGGGGAGAAAAGTGTAATAGTTTTTATATCATGTAAAGAATATTTGCAACCACCTAAAATTATTTTATAAGTGAAGTGTGTTTTATTATTTTCATCATGATCAAACATCCCATATCCGGCTCTAATAAAAGTATCAGATGGAATAATAATTGGTTCAAAATAAAGGTCATCAAAATTTATATCGTTGAATATGTCTCGAATATCTTTTATGTTGTACATACTATATGTTCCACCACAACCGTAAGAACCTCCACGAAAAACAAGTTGTCCATCTTCAAAATTATTTAATCCACTGTGTAATGTAATATATACTGCGGTATTATTGTGTAAATATTTTTTATTATATATTATGATATGCATAATAAAAAATAATTAATATTGTAAAATAAATTCAATTTTTTAGTGTAAACATTTATTTTTTACTTTTTGATAAATTGTAAGAACTTTGATGGATTTGTATAGAATGTTCGTAGATGTTCAACTGTGACAGCAGGTTTTTTATCAACAGAAGTATTTGAAAAATATTTGAATATTTCATCAACTGATGCGTTTGAAATTTTAGACCAACTAAGAGGGTAAGGTATGAATGATAAAATATAAGCATATGCAGCAGTATCATTACTCCCTGGATTAACTCCAATCATATCATTAAACATGTCACGTGTGATTGATAGTCTTCCGATGTCATCTTTGACGGCTTTTTGTGCCAGTTCTTGAAATTTTTGTTCATTGAATGTACCTGACGGGTTCCAGATACCTGTAGCGGCAGGATTAGTGATTCCTGCGATAGCTGATGCGGTGTATGGGCACTTATTTCGTTCCAGTAATGATATAATGGCGGACGATTTGAGTTTTGAACCAGATATGCCTAGTTCTTCGTGTCTTTGAATCATTAATTCAGGTGTTAGTTGGTCATGTTGATCCGCGAAACATCTAGCATGTTCCAGTACTTTGTTATCAGAAGTTTTATCGTTCATGTATCTTGAGTGTATTGTATATACAGTATATAATATTAATTCAATTTTTAGGTATTATGTGATGATGTACTATTTTATGAGAATAGGTGGTAATCCAGAGTTTTTCCACCAATTAATAATATAATTGTAAGTGGGTATTTTGTCAATATGTAGATTTTCTGAAGAATATTTTAGTTCTAATCCAGAGTTTTTCCACCATTCTAGAACATTAATATGTATCTGAATATCCTGATTAATATACCACTTGAATACTATATTATCTATGGCATGATTTGAATATTTAAGTGGCAAACCAGAGTTTTTCCACCACTCTAGAGTGTCAACCTTAAAATTATAAGAAGCTGAATCTAATGCTCTATGAGAATATTTTAATTCTAATCCGGAGTTTTTCCACCATTCTAGAACATTAATATGGCCATAAAAAGATGCATTGTGTAATTCATCTTCTGAATACTGTAATTCCAATCCGGAGTTTTTCCACCATTCTAGAGCATTTACGCAACCACGTGAGGATGCATGATTTAATGCGTTAGAATATTTTAATTTCAATCCAGAATTTTTCCACCAATCTAGAACATCAATTTGACCATATTGTGACGCCGTCTCTAATGAATAATCATCATATTCTAATTTCAATCCAGATTTTTTCCACCATTCCAAAAAATTAATGTCTCCATAACGGCAAAATGTTGAAATATAGCCAGGTGTAATTTTTAATTTGAACATTTTAATTGTATTAATATCATACATATAATATGGGTCACTTAGGATGTCCTGTTTGTTGATTGACCAGATTATCATGCGCATATAAAGATAATCACCATGTTCATCATAATAATAATAAAATTCGTCAAACTTATGAATTTCATATGCATTTTTATCTTCAGCAATAAAATACATGAATAATGTGTTAATATTATTATTAAAGTAATGATACAGTCCAGATAATTCAATTTTTAGGTGGGATAGATATAATACATATAATACCTATCCCACATATCAGGGTCATTTAAATATTCTCTAAGATAGTCATAATTAATATCATATTTAAGAGGTAATCCTGATTTTGCCCACCATGTTATAACACGAAAACAACTCCATCTAAGTGCATTATGCAGGGCATTATTAGAATATTTTAATTCTAATCCAGACTGCTTCCACCATTCCAGTAATGGTAATGAGTCATTAATTAAATTGTCTAGAAATTCACATGAATATTTTAGGGGTAGATCAGAGTTTTTCCACCATTCTAGAACATCGATACATTTAGAACAAGAACCATATCTGCATTTATCTATCGCTTCATCATAATATTTTAATTCTAATCCGGAGTTTTTCCACCATTCTAGAACATTAATATGACCATTCTGGGATGCACTATCAATTGCCTCTTCGTCATATTTTAATTCTAATCCGGAGTTTTTCCACCATTCTAGAACATTAATATGACCGTATCTTGATGCATAATTTATTAAACTGGATGTATATTTTAAAGGAAATCCTGAGTTTTTCCACCAGTTTAATACATCAATATTACGATAATATGATGCATCATCAATACAACAATATTTCGGTTTAGATCCAGAGTTTTTCAGCCATTCAAGAACACCTATACGATTAAACTTGGATGCCCATGAAAATAAACCATCAATATTATTTAATTTATATCCTGATTTGACCAAAAATGATAATAAATTGAAGTTGTTATGCATACACAATAGAAGAAAATATTCTTTTGTAATTTTTAGATTAAATTTTTTGATATTTTTAGGACAATATAGATAATATTTATCACTCTTAATGATTTTAGATTTACTATTTTTGAGTGCGATTCTAAACCAAAAATAAGTGTCTTGATGACTTATTCTATCAACCGAATAAACAGAATAATCCTCTGGATCATCAAAATATTCTAAAGTATCAGTTGTAAATATGGACAGTTCATTAATAGGATTTGTGCTAATAGTTGATATTACAAAATACATATATTGAAACGTTTATTTATTAATGTATATTGGTTCAATTTTATTGGTATTTCTAAATTTTTAATTGTTTCAAAAACTTTCTAGTGTATAAAAGTAAAAATTTTAGAGTGTTCTAGTTGTAATCAATCTAGAATAATATGTTTCAAAAACTTTCTAGTGTATAAAAGTAAAAATTGTAGAGTGTTCTAGTTGTAATCAATCTAGAATAATATGTTTCAAAAACTTTCTAGTGTATAAAAGTAAAAATATTAGAGTGTTCTAGTTGTAATTGAATCTAGAATAATATGTTTCAAAAACTTTCTAGATAAACAAAGTAAAAATTTTATAGTGTTCTAGTTGTAATTGAATCTAGAATAATATTTTTGAAAAACTTTCTAGATAAACAAAGTAAAAATTTTAGAGTGTTCTAGTTGTAATCAATCTAGAATAATATGTTTCAAAAACTTTCTAGTGTATAAAAGTGAAAAATTTATAATGTTCTAGTTGTAATCAATCTAGAATAATATGTTTTAAAAACTTTCTAGTGCATAAAAGTAAAAATTTTAGATTGTTCTAAGTTGTAATCAATCTAGAATAATATTTTTGAAAAACTTTCTAGATAAACAAAGTAAAAATTTTAGAGTATTCTAGTTGTAATCAATCTAGAATAATATGTTTCAAAAACTTTCTAGTGTACAAAAGTAAAAATTTTAGAATGTTCTAGTTGTAATCAATCTAGAATAATATGTTTTAAAAACTTTCTAGTGCATAAAAGTAAAAATTTTAGAGTGTTCCAGTTGTAATCAATCTAGAATAATATGTTTTAAAAACTTTCTAGTGCATAAAAGTAAAAATATTAGAGTGTTCTAGTTGTAATTGAATCTAGAATAATATTTTTGAAAAACTTTCTAGATAAACGAAGTAAAAAAATTATAATGTTCTAGTTGTAATCAATCTAGAATAATATGTTTCAAAAACTTTCTAGATAAACAAAGTAAAAATTTTAGAGTGTTCCAGTTGCAATCAATCTAGAATAATATGTTTCAAAAACTTTCTAGATAAACAAAGTAAAAATTTTAGAGTGTTCCAGTTGTAATAGAATCTAGAATAATATGTTTTAAAAACTTTCTAGATAAACAAAGTAAAAATTTTAGAGTGTTCTAGTTGTAATCAATCTAGAATAATATGTTTTAAAAACTTTCTAGTGCATAAAAGTAAAAATTTTAGAGTGTTCTAGTTGTAATTGAATCTAGAATAATATGTTTCAAAAACTTTCTAGTGTACAAAAGTAAAAGTATTAGAGTGTTCTAGTTGTAATAGAATCTAGAATAATATATTTCAAAAACTTTCTAGTGCATAAAAGTAAAAATTTTAGAGTGTTCTAGTTGTAATCAATCTAGAATAATATGTTTCAAAAACTTTCTAGATAAACAAAGTAAAAATTTTATAGTGTTCTAGTTGTAATTGAATCTAGAATAATATGTTTCAAAAACTTTCTAGATAAACGACGTAAAAATTTTAGAGTATTCTAGTTGTAATTGAATCTAGAATAATATGTTTCAAAAACTTTCTAGATAAACGAAGTAAAAATTTTAGAGTATTCTAGTTGTAATTGAATCTAGAATAATATGTTTCAAAAACTTTCTAGATAAACAAAGTAAAAATTTTAGAGTGTCCTAGTTGTAATAGAATCTAGAATAATATGTTTCAAAAACTTTCTAGTGTATAAAAGTAAAAATTTTAGAGTGTTCTAGTTGTTGGTAATTTAATATAAAATATTGATTTGCATGTTAAGTGTAGTGATGCCACTGAGTAAAAAGAAAATTAGACGTGAAAAGCAAATATTATTGGAGATAAATAGGAGAAAGTGTGTAGAATATAAGAAAAATGAATTATTATTTAGACATTATCCTAAGTATAGTGGTAATTATGGTAAAAAGAATGCGATATGGGTATCAATAAATTATGCGAATGCGTTGGAAATATTGGATATGTTGAGTAAACATTCTAAAATTGAGTGTAAAGAAGTATTTGAGTGTATTGATAAGGAATTGGATGTATCAAAAAAGAAAACAATGCAAACATTGAGAGCGAGTTTAGTAGTACAATGTAATTCGGATTATCCAATGGTGCAAATAGTGTTAATTTATAATAGGCATGCGAATTTGACTGTTTCATCATTTCAGTATTATCCATATAGGAAGATGTATACATTTGATATAGGTGAAAGGAAGTGTATATACAAGGATGTGATTGTATGTAATTATGGTGATTTAGTTAATACGAGTAAAGTGGTGAGTGAGACGGAGTGGGTTCCGGATGATTATATAATAAAAAAAGTGCAAGAAGATATAATTATGGGTGACATGCGTATATTTGTGTTATATAAGAATATTATTAAGAGTTTTTGGATAAAAGGGTATGGGAGAAGAAAAAAGAGAATTAGATTTGTGAATAGTTGTGATTTTATAATATATTTGCCATGGGAGATAGTTGAGGCATGTATGAGTTATTTTGGGGATGAAGAAGGTATTTTTATCTCTTTTGTGAATGTTAATAAATTGGGGTGTTAATTAATAGTGAAGTTATTAAAGTGGGAACATTTTTTTAAGATTAATAGTTTCTGTTGTTGGAGCGTCTTCATATTTTTTGGAGGATATTCGTCCTACTCCGGGGTACATTAGGAATATGTTGAATGAGATATTTTTTTCGCGTAAACATTCTTGAAATAATTTAGAAAAGTGTGGTCCTCTAGAGCGACTATGTTCACAAGTAAATACTACAGATTTCACATTTTTTTCTAGGAGATGATCAATTAAAGAGTGAGTGATATGCTTATCTTGAGTGTTATATGGTCCAAAATTATTTATTTCATACATATAACATCCTCCGGAAGCGGTAGGTAAATTACGGCTGGAGCAGGTATCACCGGATACGAAAGCGGTTAGTCCGAATTTATCTGGATTAGATATCATGTCAATGGTTTCATCTTGTGTTATTTTTTTGACTAATAAGTTTGGGTTGTATTTAAGAATGTTATCAAGAACATTAGTAATGTGTGGGTATTGTACAGTGACATAATCTGATCCAAAGGCTGTTTGCATATTTGTAATAGTTTCTTGGTCATAATCTCCGATGAAACATAGTTCATCAGCGTATGGTGTAAAAATATGTTTGAGGTCATGACCGGGGTTATCTTGGTCTGATATGAGAAATTTGACATCTTTAGGTAAATCGGATGGTATTTCTTTATTATTCCATTCAAAATTTCTGGTATCAATTACGAGTACATCATATTGTGGGTCTTCATGATAAGCATGTGAAAAAATGAGAGAATTTGAAAAATTGAACCATGAAGTTGTAATTTGTGTGGGATATTTTGTTTGAACTGAGGGGCATTGTTTACTATTTATTAGTACATATTTGTGTTGTGTATCTTTATGTGTGTCAAACAATTGTGATAATGTGGAAGTATCTGTTACGTTGAATGTTTTCGTGGATGATTGTTTAGAGAAATCACCATATAAGTATTTGTGTATGTGTGAGTTTATTTTTTGTTGGTTAAAAAATAATGAATGACGTAGAACGATAGTTGAAATTGGACTGAATGTGTTTATTATATTTTCGGCGTTATTAGATAAATTGTGAAATGGTTGTGTTATTAGGGCTCGTTTATGATTTTTGTAATTGTCATAATATAGTTTATCTATGATGACTTGTAAATCTTTTTTTGTTTTTATATCATCATCATATTTTTTTAAGAGATTATATGAAGTAATTAGAGAATATGATGCAACTGTGATGGTTGCGATATTTTTAAAGATTTTATTCATGTTATAATGTAAATTTTGTAATATATAGTGATAGTGAAAAAGATTGGATCAATTTTTTGTATATAAAAAATTGTATAATTTAGGGTGTATTATAATAAAAAATTGAAATATTTTATGTATAAAATAAATTAGTGGTGTTCGCACAGAGCACTGGATCAAGTCCATGATCCTATAAGTCCCGTGTGTTGGTGGACTACAACACACACCTATCTATCTAAAACAATAATCCACATGACAAAGCTGATGCGATGATAGGGCATCACGAAGAGGCTTGTATTTGTGGGTGGGTAATGGCACATATGAGTGTCGTTACTTTGATTTTTAGTTGACGAAAAGATAACATGGCAATCTCGAATTTGTTGTGTGCTTGGCCATGCATGGAGCACATAATTTTTAAAAAACCCCCCTTATAAAAGGAAAAACATCATGATGTAAATGATGTTTTATCCTATTTTTTATATAAAACAAAAATTATAATAAAACGGTTTAGGATGCATTATAATAAAAAATTGAAATATATAAATGTATATAATAATGTAACGGGTATATGAATAAATATATATACCTTAACTAGAAGTGCATGGTACTGAGCGTGAAAACGTGATGAAGTATTCAAGTTATTCAAATCCTAACTAGCGGACCCCAACAGTTAACAGTTGGGTGCGGGGGGTATGCCTAAAAAGGTATAGGGTGAACGTGTCATGTTTGTGCACTGAAACACGGAGATCCAGATTTTTTTTATGTATTGCTTATGCAAAGTAAATAATATTTTGGATTGTTTTGGAGGGGGGGTATAAAAAAAAATTGAATTGATTTAGTGGTATAATAATATATCAGCTACAACTAAACAGCATTGGTGTTGTGAAAGTAGTTACTGTCAAGGTTGGATAGTGATCGGAAGATCATAATCTGACTGTTTGAGTGATATAGTGTGACTTGTCAAAAGTCATATAGTGTTGCTCAATCACATTGATGGGAAATTGATTGCGGTGTGTTCGTTTTCCTGTATGTTGGTTTCAATGTATGGGGTACCTCTCTCTGAAGAGATACTGGATCGACCAGGGACTACAAATAATCATGTGTGATGTTTGTGAGTTCGGTATAACGAATGCTGATGTGAAATTCTTTCTTTAGCCGTAAGCCCGATGGTGAAAAGGTTATACTACGTGTACTTTTGATAAATAATGCAAAACTTTTCTAAATGGTAATTTGAATGACAGAAATGTCGTATCTTTTCGCCATGCGGTGAGTAATGTGTTTTTCATATCGTGTATGCTGTCAGTATAGAAAGAATTTTACGTCGCTTTGGGAAACCTAACACCGCGATTGACTAGTGGTCGGTCGGAAGACTCGCCATTAGGATGTAATTAATTTTTTATTTATATTGAGTTACATATGTTTTTGGTGTAAAATAGGTTAATATCTATATAAAAATTGAATTAAAATAATATATATTTTAATAAAAGCACTTCTTCAGTTTAAGTAGATTGCAGTAACAGCATAACATGATGTCAATAACTGACATGACATTATGTGATAATTCTACGGGAGGTGTTAGCTCAGTGCAGAGCGCAGGTTGAATGAGATTTTCGCAAAAGATTGTTTTCCGCAATCTAGAAATAATCACTTCAATCATTTTTTATTTTTTTTGTTTAAAAAATATTATAATCTAGAATGTATTAAAAAAAGTTGAAACCTTAGGGAAATGAAAATTAATCTAGAACAGATTAAAAAAAGTTGAAACCTTAAGGAAATGAAAATTAATCTAGAATACATAAAAAAAAGTTGAAACCTTAAGGAAATTAAAATTAATCTAGAATACATCAAAAAAAGTTGAAACCCTAAGGAAATGAAAATTAATCTAGAATATATTAAAAAAAGTTGAAACCCTAAGGAAATGAAAATTAATCTAGAATACATAAAAAAAAGTTGAAACCTTAGGGAAATGAAAATTAATCTAGAACAGATTAAAAAAAGTTGAAACCCTAAGGAAATGAAAATTAATCTAGAATATATTAAAAAAAGTTGAAACCTTAAGGAAATGAAAATTAATCTAGAATGTATTAAAAAAAGTTGAAACCCTAAGGAAATGAAAATTAATCTAGAATACATTAAAAAAAGTTGAAACCTTAAGGAAATGAAAATTAATCTAGAATACATTAAAAAAAGTTGAAACCCTAAGGAAATGAAAATTAATCTAGAATACATTAAAAAAAGTTGAAACCTTAAGGAAATGAAAATTAATCTAGAATACATTAAAAAAAGTTGAAACCTTAAGGAAATGAAAATTAATCTAGAATATATTAAAAAAAGTTGAAACCTTAAGGAAATGAAAATTAATCTAGAATATATTAAAAAAAGTTGAAACCCTAAGGAAATGAAAATTAATCTAGAATACATAAAAAAAGTTGAAACCCTAAGGAAATGAAAATTAATCTAGAATACATAAAAAAAAGTTGAAACCTTAAGGAAATGAAAATTAATCTAGAATATATTAAAAAAAGTTGAAACCCTAAGGAAATGAAAATTAATCTAGAATACATAAAAAAAAGTTGAAACCTTAAGGAAATTAAAATTAATCTAGAATGTATTAAAAAAAGTTGAAACCTTAAGGAAATTAAAATTAATCTAGAATGTATTAAAAAAAGTTGAAACCTTAAGGAAATGAAAATTAATTTAATTATTTATTTAAAATTTACGATAAACAAAAAATAAAAATATATATTAAAATAGTTAGGGTTGATAGGATAAAAAGTGTAAAAAAGTGTAAAAAATATAGTAAAAAGTGTGTAAAAAATTTTATTTTTTTCTCTGTTAATAGTAAGTTTATAATTTTAAATTTTAATAATTTTGTGGCGGAAAGATAATTTTATTTAATAGGAGTGGTTAACCTATAAAATAAAATGTTTCTGAAGTCTGTATTGTGAATGAAAAATGAACTTCAATAGAGTAACAAATGTGTGTAACAAATGTTTTTGTGTGATGATGTATGTGTAATTATGGTGCGTGCTATGAAAATAATAGTTAATTAATGAATAATGTGGCATGTGCAATAGATAAATGTTTACATGTGTAAAAAGGATCTGGCGAATGCAATAATAAAAAGAATAGCTGCGTAGTATAATGATGTATATATAAGCATGAAGATGAATAATGTGATATGTATATATGTGTATAGTAATTTATTGAAAAAGAATAGCAAAAGAATTTATAAAAAATATAGCGAGTTTCTAAAGTGTTTAAACATAGTGAAAAGAAATAAAAATGTTATTATTTTCTATGTGAATAGTAAGTTGATAATTTAAAAATTCAAATAAGTGTGCTATATAATTTTATTTTACAGGAGTGGTTAACCTATAAAGTAAAAGGTATATATAGTTAATGTAGTTGAATGTGCGAATAAAACTTAAGTAATAAAAGGTGTAACAAGTGTTTAGTATAGGTGTAATGAATAAAAATGTAAGTGTAAGCAGGATGGTAATGTAGTATAATATAAATAGAAGTGTATCCCAAAGGAGGTATATAGTAAAAATGAAATTACTATAGAATCCAATGGTATGAGAATGTAAAAAA